ATGGCGTTGTGTCGCGAGGCGCGCGCTTTCGGTCAGGTTTCCCTGACCGGATACACGACATTCGCCGAAGCGCGGGAAGCCCTTGCACGGGGCGAGATTGAAGCAACTGACCCGCTCGCCGCTCGCCTCGAAGGCGACGACGCAAGCCCCTTGCAATCGGTCGGCGCGTGCTTGTCACAGCGCAAGGTTCGTGGGTCAAGGGCTCGCAACAAGCGCGCTGCGGATGCGCTCGCCCGTAGCGAGGCGCTGCGCATCGAAGGGGAACGGGAAGGGATGGCCGCCATGCTGAAGCCGCTGGCGCTCTACGATCTCCCCCTCCTCCGCGCCGAGCTTGCCGAGGCGATTGAGGGTGCGCGCCTCTTGCGCTCAAAGACTGCGCGTAGCAAGGGCAAGGGTGTCGAGACTGGCGCCATGCGCCGGGCGAATTGCTACATCGCGGCTGTGAGCGCGGAAATCCGCAAGCGGGAGGACGACGCGGCGCGGAAGGCGTTGCGCGCTGAGGCGGCCGAGCGCACCGAAAACACGCGCTTTCAAAGCGCGTGGCGCATGGGTCACCCGCTCACCGCGCAGGGGCTTGCGGATTCTCTCTCCCGGCCATGCGCGACCCCAATGCCCATCGTTTGCTCCAGTACGGGCGCAACGAAAACCTTCAAAATTCGGGAAGTGTTTTTCCCGCGTCCGACGGGTGAACTTTCGTGCATCGTCGGCGGTGAAGGGTACGCGGCATTCGCGAAGCGCGCTTTGGCATACGGCTACACGCCGATGGTGTACTCCGCGCCGCGCCAGGACGCCGGGAAGGCCCATTTCGGCAATCCTGATGCGTTCCAGGGGTCACCGCTCACCGCAATCGGTTTCATCGCTCGGGATCAAGCCCCGAAGCGCAAGAATCGGCGAATCACGCGCGAGGGGTACGCATTCCTACGCGAGATGAAGCGTCAAAGCGCGCAAGTCAAGCGCATCAATTGGCGGTATCTTGCGCATGTCACGCGGCGCGGCATTCTCTCGCGTGAATCGGTCAACGCGGATGTCTCAAAGCAGGTGGATGCGTTGCGTCGCTTGACGAATTCTGGCGAGCGCATCCGGATCATGTCGGTGTGGCTGGATGGCATCCGCGCGCGGGGCGAGCGCATCATGATGGGTGCGCTTGGGGCGGCACTGAAGTAACAACAAAGCCCGTGCCATCCGAAAGGGTGACGCGGGCTTTTTCATGTCCACCGCGCCCTGACCGCGCTAATAGGGTGAAAAAGCGCAGAATCAAGGTACGGTCCTTCCGTCAACGAAAACTCGCGTTGGGTCATATGCATCCTACGATGGGTATCGTTGACGGAAGGGTATCGCCCGTGCGTCTAAGGGGCCATGCCAGAATGGCAGAATTGAGACAGACTACCTAAGTAATCCTTGGGAAGCGATGTCAAATCGCGGGGCGCGACGTAGGGTGGCTGGCGCCTGGCGACTCTTCATCTTTTTCATTTTTTCAAACTCAATCGAACCCGCTTCAAACCAAAACGAATAGCGTTCCTCTATCACATTATCTCAAATGTACGCACCCTCTTTCTCACAATTGACGGTACCCACAGTGACAAGAATGCGCATCCGGCCCGGACGACCACGAGTCCGGAGGTCCACCCCTACCCCCTAACATGGGGGTGCCCGGAGACCCGCCTGCCAGGCCGATCTCCAGCCCTCTTTACAGGTATGGCTAACTCTTTTACAGGGTTCGGGTTGTTAGGGTCCGGAGGCCGAATCCGCCCTAATACCCTACAGAATTCCCTATGGCCCGACCCTAACCTATGCTGCCTTCACCCTAAGTTTAGGGTTCTGTTACCCAAAGGTTAGGGAACTGTTAGGCTAACAAAACCCATAACATCCCCTATACACCTTATCACAAGTGTCCATAAGTTAGGGTCCCACCCTAACCTGCCACAACCCCTGAACTACCAGGGACTTACGACTTTTCGACTTTTCTATCGGAGAGTACTTTTTTGGGATGCGCATTCTTGTCATTAAGGGTACCGTCTTTTGAGATAATCCGATAAGGTTTGGCGCAGGCACCCCGCCCCAAATCCCTCAACCCCTTGCGCAGCAATCGCGCGCCGTGTAGAGTGCTTCCGTCATGTATGAGCGCACTTTAATGCGTAACTTCTTTGGCTGGAGGAATATCCCCCCAGCAGCGGTGCGCCCTCCGTCAGCACGCTTCGTGTGCCGCTACTTCGGAGTTCCGTACACACCAATCCCTGCTGTACTCCAAGAAATAGGGGAAGATACCCTCAAGCCCGTAAGAATCGAAGTAGACAATCTTATTGTAACAGAGCTGGATCAGCTCCTTTCCGTAACCCCTTCCCCGAAGGGAATGCAGCGCCTCTCTATGCGGCAAGGGTCGCGCTACTGGTACGAGTACGGAAGGCTATTTTCTCGGATCGACCTTGGAACCAACATATCGCAATCCTCTTTCGTCGAGACTACTGAAGGGCCGATGAAGCAAGACGCGGTCCCTCGCTATAAGTGCAGCGAGGATGACTGCGACCGAATCACAGGGCTCCTTCGATCCAAGAGAGCCCCTTACCCATACAGACCAGCGCGCTTTTGTGCCATGCATCTCCGCTCGAAACGCCAGGAGGTAGCCTTGGGCTCCGTCTACAAGTCCCACCTTCCGCCCGAACTTGTGAAGCACGTAACCGAGATCATCAACAATCCCGACGGAATGGGCGCGAAGGAGGAACTTGCGACTGCCAAGGCGCTCGCAGGCAACCTCATGAAAGCCCTTGCAGGTGCAGAGGGCGGTCTCGGCGATCCCAAGCACGCGCTCCTTGCTATCCAAGCGATGGACAAGATCACCACCATCGCGGAGAAGCAGGCGAAGATATCCGAAAAGCAGGACGCCAAGCTCGGATACAAGCAGGTTCTCGTACTGATCTCAGCCACCGTCGAGAAGCTCCTTATGCAGCTCGGGCGCAACGACGACGCAAAGCAGCTATTCCTCACCATCCTTCCAGACCTTCCCTGGCCCGCAGGTGTCGCGCGCGTTACCGGCGCCGAGGGTCTGATCGGGCAGAAGGGACAGTTGCTCCTCCCCGCGAAGCCAGCCGAAAAGAAACTGAAGGTTGACGCAGGCTTCGAGGGGTTGGATATTCAACACGTCAGCGAGGAGGAAGAGCTGAAACTGGCCGGGCCTCTCGCGCCCCCTTCGCACCTCTGGAACGCATGTCAGTACGTCCCGAAGATCAACAAGATGAACTGCCCAGAGGACAACTTTGTCCTGTACGAAGACCCGGAGCCCGCGGAAGGAACCCTTGATTTCCGCGCTCCACAAGAGTCCGATAGCGCAGAGCTTCTGTAAGCGGTATCTCGAGGAGCTGCAAGCAAACGCGTACACCTTTAAGTGCGACACAGACGAGTGGCGTCCGCTTCACATACTGTCCTTGAACGCGGAGTGGTACCGCGACTTCTTCGCGACGTACAAGTGGGTGAAGCGAAGCAGGACGTGCAGAGCGTTGCGGAGAATGCTGGCGGGAACGCCGCACCCGCAATCGACCTACGAAGATAGACTTTGGCTGGAGATCGAGAAATGCTTGCAGCAGGAATGCTGATTCGGAACCGGCAGGACGCCGCGCACGTCGGCGAGAAGGGCAACCTGCAAAGGCTCTTCCGCGCGCTCCAGTTCGAGAGCCGATGCGCGGGGCACACCGATAACCCGTACTCGGTCATGCACCACACGCTCTTCGGGCTCACACTTCTTCCCGAAACCGAAGCTCGCGCGTGGGCGCTGCACGACCTCAGCGAGTCGGTGACGAAGGACATCCCGCGGCTCATCAAGGGGCGCGAGACGGAGGAGCTGGCAGCGTCCTTCGACAGCGGGCTCCTTCTCCGCAAGGACCTCGTCCTTCAAGGCGACGACCTTCTGCGCGCGTTCTTCAACATCAAGCACCTGGACAAGACGATCGTCTGCGAGGAATTCGCAGTGATGGGCTACGACGGCTGGGAGAGGATGCCGGAATCGCACGACATCCCGCGGCCCAACGTCGTCGCGGCGATCAAGGACGTCATGCGTCGCGCGCAGAAAGGGAGGTCGCAGGCGTTCGGGGTTCGCACGAAGGTGCCGGAAAGACTTTCTGTGTGGTTGACTCAGAAGGAGTCCAAGGGTATACAGTGGGTGCTGGAAGGATTGGAGATCACAGAATGACCCCCTGGCCCCCCGAAGGGTTCAAGTACGGCGCCCGAATGCTCAACGGCGCAATGGAGCACCACCCCATTCTCCCGCCGGAGAAGCGGACGCGCGAGATTCTGCAAGCCGCGCTCCTCGACGCGAAGAAGCTGCAAGTGCCAGACACGATCCGACACGTCGTCTGCGGAAAGCGCACGCTCATGGGCTTCGGGATCGCGGAGACGCTCTTCCTGGCGAAGACGCCATTCAAGCCCTACGGACGGCTCTTCTGCGCGCAGTGCAAGAACTACTTCGACCTGACGCAGTTCATCTACGCGGAAACGAACGAGCAGGTGGCAAAGTGACGCGCGACGAACAATCGAAGGTCATGGAGAAGGTCTTCGAGGAGTGTCGCGCTCTCCGTGGTGCCGGGCAAAAGGAGTACGCCCACCGCGAGGACAACGCCTTCGCGAACTTCGAGCGAGTCGCCGAGCGCATCGGCATTTCCCGCGAGAAGGTTCTTCTCGTGTACGCGGAGAAGCACTTCGACGGCATCCACTCATACATTCAAGGCCACCGATCTCAGCGAGAAAGCGTCAAGGGCCGGATCAACGACGTGATCGTCTACATGACGCTCCTCCGAGGAATGGTGGAGGCAGGGGAGAAGTGCGCTAACTGCGAGGAAATCCCAGCAGCACCGAGTCCCACGACACCTTACGGAACCGCCTGCCTAAGCCGCGCGCACGCGGAATGCGTCGCCATCGAGTGCGGCTGCGCTTGCCACGGAGGCCACACCACGACCTGCAAGTGCCAAGACTGTCGGCAGCGAAAGGCGAGCGCGTGAAATGAACCTCCCCTGGCAAGCACAGGCAGCGGGCGTCCTGTTCGTGCTGGTAGCGTTCGGAATAGAGGTTGCCGCCGTGGTCGCCGCAATCGCATTGATCATCGACATGTCGACCCCTGAGGAACTCAGATGAACCTCGCAGCCAAAGCGCAGTGCCCCGAAGACGGATTCCTCAGCGCCGAGAGCCCCTGGAACGGCGAGAAGTACGGCCTGATCTACGCCGACTGTCCGTGGAAGTACGCGAACTACACGGACAAGGCGCACGGGGCCGCCGCCGCGCACTACGCGGGCATGACGCTCGAGCAACTCGCTGCGCTGGATATCGCGCGCTACGCGGAGGAGGACGCCTCGCTCTGCATGTGGGCTACGTGGCCCAAGCTCGACGAGGCCATGAAGCTCGGGGAGGCGTGGGGATTCCGCTACATTACGGGATTCCCGTGGGTCAAGTATGTTCCGAGCTACGCCGACGCGATCAACGTCACCGACCCCAAGACGGGAGTGTCCTACTTCCACGTCAAGCAGGGTTGCGGATTCGTTGTTTATCAGTGCAGCGAGCCGCTCCTGTGGTGGCGCCGCGGAGACCCCAAGCGCGACGCCGATTTCGTCAAGCAGGTCGGCCTTCTCACTGGAATGGAGCAGCGCACCTTCTGGGCTCCCCTTAACAAGGGAGTTCACGATTCACATTCGCGAAAGGCTCCCGAGATAAGGTGGCAGCTCGGGCAGGAGTACAAGAGCCAGAAGAAGCTCGAGTTGTTCGCCACCGAGTTCTGCCCTGGGTGGACTTCCTGGGGCGCGAGTATCGGGACAATCCTTACGAAGGACGGAGTCTTCTATGCTGATCCAGCCGCCGCCAACCGACAGCAGTGGGCGCATTCTCCAGAAGCTGCCGAGCTGCCAATTGAAGAACTGCTCGGCAAGGTCCGAGGCTGAACACCGGAGCGTCCGCTGGCCGAGGGTGCTCATCCTCTACCAGTACGAATGCACGGACCCCTTCAGGGCGGAGTTCGGGCATATCGTGCAGGAGCAGATGCAGATGAGCGCGAACCTCGCGATCTGCGACAAGTGCCGCGAGAACGCGAACAAGATCGAGCGCGTCAAGCTGAACCTGCTGACCACGCTGATGAACCAGGCGAAGAAGCGCAGCGGCTCGAAGAAGTTCAAGGTCGTCGAGGACATGGTGGCCGTCTCGTGGCTCGCGGCACCGGAGAACGGTCCGCCGTCTCCGCCTCCTGGGGTAGAGATGGAGCTGACGTTCGGGGAGGACAAGTCGTGACTTCGGAAGAGATCGCCGCGAAGCTCGGTCTTCAGGACCCGGAGCAGTTCGCAATCGAGCAGGAGTGGAAGCGGATCGACGAGCTGGCACAGAACCGGCTTCCGCGCCTGGGGTCGCCGAGGAAGTTCCTCTTCCGCCGCACCGGGCGTACGACGCGCGTAGCACTTGCCGCGGCGGCTGCGATCAGCGACGGGGTGGACGTGGTGATCCACGCCTCCAACCACGTCCGGCAGCAGCACCTGGCCTTGCAGGTGCAGCGTATCTGCCGCCAGTGCGATATCCCCTTCGAGGGGAAGATCCTGGGCGAGAGACGAGGACACACCAGGGCGGTAGAGTTCCGCGACCATCCCTAAACCATGTCTTGCCCTGAAATCGAATTCAGCGCGAGCAAGATAAAGCTGCACTCGAGGCAAGCAGTCCTCGCGTGCAGCCCATCGCGCTTTACCGTCGGTACCTGCGGGCGCCGTTTTGGTAAGACTCTCGGCTTGCTCGTAAAGCTCGCCAGGGCAGCGTGCAAGTACCACGCGAGGTCGAACGTCCTTTACTGGTGGTGCGCGCCGACGTACACCAGAGCGGTGAAGGCGTTCGAGGAATTCGAGCGCGCCATGCGCTCAGTGATCGCCCGCGCCGCACGCGACGACTACTCCATCGTCCTTCTCAACGGCGTGCGAATTGAGTTCGTCTCACTCAAGGAGTGGGCGAACCGCAAGGGTGACGGCCTCGACGGAGTAGTTTTCGACGAAGCCGCACGCTGTCCTTCCGCGGCGTGGACCGAACTGGTCTACCCCGCGCTCATGGACAAGCGCGGTTGGGCGGTTCTCATCTCTACGCCGCTTGGCCGTAACTGGTTCTACCGCGAGTACATGAAGGGAATCGCGACTTCACCTACGTTCGACAAGACGTACGCATCGTACCGCTTCCCTTCCAGTGACAATCCCTTCCTACACCCCGACGAGATCGAGACTCTCAAGAAGAACCTGCCGGAAGACACGTTCCGCCAGGAGGTTCTTGCCGAGTTCCTCGTAGAAGGCGCCGGCGTGTTCCTCGGCCTGAGCAACCTCATACCGACACATGAAGAGCTGATCCGCGGTCACGGAATTCTTAACCCCGCGATCAAGCCGATCCGCTCTTACATGGGTGTAGACCTGGCGAAGCATCAAGACTTCTCAATCATTCATGAAGTGGGGGTGTACGATGGCGTTCGGCCACAAACCATTGCCTGGGAAAGGTCGACGCACATCGACTGGAAAGTCCAGGGCAAGCTCGTCGTCGCGCACGCCAAGCGCAACAACGCCCGCGTCTCCATTGACTCCTCCGGCGCCGGAGACTACATCTACGAAGAACTCCGAGACGCAGGGGTTGATGTTTTTCCTGTAAAGTTCTCGTCGCCGGTCAACCGGCAGCAGCTTTACAACAACCTCAAGGTTGCGATCTCGCGCGGCGTCTTCTCGATGCCGAAGACGGACGACACCAAGGTATTCTGGGACGAGCATGAGTCCTTCGAGTACCAGCTTACCGATGGTGGTAAGCTCACCGTAGGTCCGCCGGAAGGGGAGCACGACGACTCTGTAGCAGCCGCAGCATTGGTGACTCACGCCATGCTTCGCGATTCCAAGAACGGCGACTTCTCGGAGTTCGAACCCAAAAACCAGATAAAAATAATCCGCAGCCTTGAATCAATTCCGAAAGAAGTGCTTAATATGATGGCGGCGGACGTAAACGCCGGCCCATTCAACGTGGGGTTCGCGTCTCCATTCTCCGGCGGACAGGTCTTCGGGGGTTACGATGGCGATCATGACGGATATTCGTAGGATTCTTGCCAACGCCGTCGGCCGCCCCATCCCTCGCCAGAAACCACTCGACAAGAGAGCCGCGAAGAAGATCGCCCAGCACGGCGACCTCGCACCCCTGCGCATGGGGCGAGACTACGAAGAGCCCGAGCTTGGGCAGATCGTCAAGCAGCTCTACTACGAGGGGCGCGGAACCGAAGTCGCATTCCCGGTCAAGACCGAAGCGTTCGGGCCGTACAACCCCGCGCACGTTCCGCTCTGGGTTCTGAAGATGATGCGCCGCGACTTCGCCATTCGACTGGCGAGCGGTGCGTTCTTCGGCCCGCTGCTCAACGCGGATCGCTACTACCTCGTCGGCGGAAACGCCGAGACACGCGGCTTCACGGAATACTACACGCGCCCGCTCCTCCCGAAGCTCCTGCGCACCGGCTTGCAGAACGCCGCGCACTTCGGCTTCCAGGCGCACGAGATCGTCTTCGACGAGGCTAAGCCGACGATCACGTTCGATCTCGAGGGCGGCGGCAAGAAGCAGCTTCGCGACGCGATCATTCCGCGCGCGTTCGTGGACCTCGACCCGGAGATGGTCGAGCTGTACTTCGACCAGGCTACTGGAAAGTTCGAGGGGATCGAGGCCGGTCTGTACGCTGCGCACAGCAGCATGATGCAGCTCGACGAACCGAAGTTCCTTCCGGCGACGAAGCTCTTCCTCACCACCTACGGCCTCGAGTTCGGGAACTTCCGTGGAAATTCCTGGCTCGTTCCGGCGTACAACCCGTGGTGGTGGAAGAACGTGGGCTACCTCTATTGGGGCCGCTTCCAAGAGCGCCTCGGTATGGGCGTCTACGTCGGTCGCGCGCCGAACGAGAAGCGCATGACGGCGAGCGGCGTCTACCAGCACTGCATCAACATGGTGACGGGCCTGCTCTTGCAGCTACGGCAGGGCGGCGTCATCACTCTGCCGTGGGAGGCGGACGAGAAGGGAAACCAGAAGTTCGGCGTGGAGCTTCTCGAGTCGAAGAACAAGGGGGAGGGGTTCAAGACCTGGGTCGACCACCTCACCATCTCCGTCATGCGCGCCCTCATGATTCCCGACAACCTCGTCGTGCAGGAAGGCGCAGGTTCCTTCGCGGGGAAGGAAGCGACCGCGGAGCAGTTCTTCGCCGTGCAGGAGGCGACGGTCGACGACACCTTCCTCGAGGCGTACAACGAGCAGGTGGTGCGTCCCTGCATTCGCTATAACTACGGAAGCGGCGCGCCGGTTCCGAGATACGTCGGGGCGCCGCTCAACCCCGCGATACGCAAGAATTACTTCGACCTCGTGAAGGGGCTTCTCTCCGCGAAGGTGAAGGACGGCCCGGAGCCGAAGAAGAAGGCGATCGTCTCCGTCGGTGACAAGCTCTCGCTCGTGCCCGCACCGATGCACCCGGTCGGTGCGCCGACGCACATGGGAGACGAGCCGCCGGCGAAGGCGCCGGATATCACAAAGCCTGTCGGACATCCCGACAACCCGCTCCCGCCGAAGGAACCCGCGAAGGAGGAGTACACCCTTCAGGGCGCGCTCGACATCGTGCGCATGGCAAAGGTCCTCGCCCTCCCGCTCAAGCCGGAGGACGAGTGGCTCACGGGAAGCTCTGCCGGGCCTATGCAACCGAATGCCGTGGGGAAGCCCGCGGGATTCGCGCGCGATCCCGGCACTTCTGACGCGGAGAAGAACGGCCCACGAACGCCGACAGGAAATCGGTAAAAATAATTTACCTAACTTGACACTAAAGGAGCGCGCAAGCATACTGTGGTTATGGCGGGTGCAACGAACGACGCGCGGTGGCGGAGCATTTACAGCTCGGCCTACGCGAAATTCGGAAGTGCGGAGCGTGCGCGAATCATCGCGAACGCCGTTGCATTGAGGCTTCCTGCCCCGCGGGCCGCAGAGACCATCGACGCGCTCTACTTCTCCACCGGGGCGCCGTTTGCACCGCACGACGAGAAGACGTGCGAGGATTGCAAGTCGAAGAAGTCCTGCGACAAGATGGGTTACGCAAAGCCCGTCCTGCCCAGCGGGGTGTACAAGCACCAGCTCACGGGGAAGAAGCTGGAGTTTCCGGCTTCCGAGTTGAGTGCGATTGCCGCCGAGTCCAATCGGTTCATTCGCAACGGGAATCAGTGCTCGTTTCCGAATGAACACGACGGGAAGCCCGCGGACAACCTCGGCTGGTGGCCCGACAAGTATTACGTCGCGGACGCCCCTGACCCTCGTGACCCCTCGAGGAAGATCCCGTGGATCTGGGGGAAGGTGAAGCCCACCGAGATGGCCGCGAAGCAGATCGAATCCGGAGGGATCAAGTACATCTCTCCGGCCGTCCGCTCCGGTTGGGAGGATTCCGTAGGCAACGTCTACGGGCGCCACATCTACCACGTCGCAGCCACGATGTACCCTGTGATCCCGGGGCAGGGCGGTTTCGAGCGTGTCGAGCTTTCCGTCGGCGATACGCGGCGAGTGTTCGCAATCAACAGTTTCCAGCTCCAAGGAGAAACGCGCATGTTCTCGAAGAAGATTGCGCTCGCGCTCGGGCTGCCCGAAGGTGCGAGCGAGGACGAGTGCCTCTCGGCCATCTCTGCGCCCGTCCCGCCCGTGCAGGACGACAAGCTCTCGGCCGCGGTCGAGGTCCTCAAGAAGTCGAACGACGATCTGAAGGCGTCGCTCGACGCGGAGAAGAAGCTCCGGCGCACGGAGTTCCTCTCGACCGTCAAGCAGCGCGCCGTGGACCTCGGCACGCCGCTCGAGGACGAGCAGGTGAAGAAGGTCGAGGGCCTCCTCGAGAGCGGCCTCGACGACGCGGCGAAGACCGTCGCCGACTCCTTCCTCTCCGTCTGCGCCATGAAGTCGACGAAGCCGCTCCGCGCCGCGCGGGTCCCGCACACCGAGGGTGACGTCGGCAAGGGCAAGACGCAGACCGATGCGGAGAAGAAGCAGAAGTCCGAGAACGAGCTGCTCTCCAGCAAGCGACAGCTCGAGTCGATGGGCTTCAAGGTCAAGATCGAGAACGGCGAGCTGGTCACGCTCTCCGCGCCCTCGCTCGACTGAGCCGCCGACCGTCGGTACGCTCGTAGAAAAGTAAACAGGAGTCAAGGAGACAAAAGTCATGAGCCGATTCGGTCGCATTCCCGGCGTGAAGTCCATCGAGAAGGACCCGCCGCTGATCTGCAAGTCCGAGCACAACAAGCACCTCGCGAAGTCGATCGTCATCGACTCGTCTGTCCGCGACAGCGGCTCGACGCCGACGACGCGCATTCGCCCCGGCGCCACGCTCGGCCTCGTGACCAGCACGGGCCGCTACGTCGAGGCGACCTCCGCGTTGGCCGACAAGAAGACGAAGGCCACGACGACCTCGAAGATCGCCATCGCGGCCTGGAACACGGGCACGAAGACGTTCAAGTGGAAGTACAAGGGCGGCAAGGAGGAGACGGTCAGCGGCGCGACGGCGGACACCGCCGCGCAGATGATCACCTCCCTCAACGCCGACGCGAACTTCCGCAAGGACCTCTTCGCCGAGGCGGGCGCGGTCGCGAACACCGTCAAGATCAGCGCCAACCGCGCTGGTCCGGACGAGTGGTTCGAGATCACCGGCGGCACCGTGAACTCGCAGGGCGGCGTCGCCGACGACACGTTCACCAGCAACACGCAGTACGCCGGGACGAACCCGGACATCGTGGTGCTGACGGACGATCAGTTCGTCGACCTGATCGACGTGAACGGCACGGCGACCCACGCGACGGCGCGCGGGCAGCCGAGCGGCGACTTCAACGAGTCGAACCTGCGTCACCTGGACGCGCACGCCAAGCACGTCCTGCTCCAGAACGGCTCCTTCTTCCGGTGAGAAGCAACGCCGGGGTAGGCTAACACAGCTACCCCGGTACGCGGATCGCGTGGTGCGGTTCGTGGGGTGACAACAACCAAACTTCCTGCATGAGCGGGAGGAAAGTGACATGAATCTCGAAGAGGCATTCTCCCCGCGGACGCTCTCGAAGACGGTGGAGCTGTACCGCGATCACGCGATCAAGGCGCAGAAGCTCCAGGGGCTCTTCCGCGAGGACTCGTCGGACGTCACCGGCGACCTCGTGGAGTGGGACGAGATCCAGTTCCCGAGGGGCCTCGCTCCCTTCGTGGACGGCGATGGCGTCTCGATCCGCAAGAAGCAGCTCAAGAAGACGAAGCGTAGCACCACGATCGCGCACATCAAGCTGAACAAGCACATCGGCGGCCGCAAGCTCTTCATTACGGAGAACGCGCCCGGCGAGCTTCAGCCGAACGCGAACGCCGTGATCGCGCGCGAGGTCGTCGACATGGTGAACTGCGTCCTCCGCACGAAGGAGTGGATGGCGGCGCAGGCGTTCACCGGCTCGATCGTCATCAACGACACGAACGTCGAGGACAGCGAGCTGGCCTTCACGGTCACGTTCGCCGTCAACACGTTCACGCCGACGAACTCGTGGGCGCTCCCGCAGACCCGCATCCTCTCCGACTCGACGGAGCTGCCCTCGCTCAAGGGCGCGTACACCGACGACACCGGCGAGGAGATCGAGAGGCTGATCTTCAGCCGCAACGTCGAGACGGCCCTCCTCGGCAACACCGAGATCAAGGACTGGGCGGCGAAGACGGACCGCGGCGTCAACATCATGGAGCTGGGCCGCATCCAGACCGCCGGCGGCGTGAACTGGGAGAAGTACGACCGCTCCTACGTGAACTCGTCCGGCACCGTGACGCCGTACATCGCGAGCGGCTACGCGATCTGCCTCCCGAACGTCGGCGCGTACTCGGAGTACCTCGTCTACGCGATCGGCCAGGGGCTGATCCCGAAGTCGGCGATCGGCGCCTCGAGCGACGGGCTGATCGGCGTCGCGCCCCCGGGGCTCTATCAGTACGCGATGCTGACGGACGAGCCGGTCGGCGTGAAGCTCTTCGTCGGGTGGTCGGGCTTCCCGATCATCAAGTACCCCAACATCGTGGTCTACGCGAACTGCTTCGGTGGCGCGCAGAGCTGATCTACGGGGTCGCCTCGTGATCGCGGGAGGGGCGGCTGCCGTTCGGTGGCTGCCCCTCCCGTTCCCTTTAGGAGAAAACGATGGGTTTCGCACGAGGCACGGCGACGACGGCGGATTCCGATATCTTTGCCGTCGCTTTTGAGCAGGAAATTACCAACGTACTTCGAGAGGCAGGTGAGACAGACCTCTCGAAGCTGCACATCGCAGCCAACGACTTCATGCTCCGGTCCTTCCCCGTGAACGTCAACCCGGCTCTCGTGGTCAACACGTACGACTTCAAGTACGAGTTGATATACTGGATGCTGATGACGATCTACCGCGGCGAGGAGCCTGACCAAACCAGCGGAAAGCAGCTCAAGCGCGACGAGTACAAGAAGGAGTGGCAGGCGCAGAAGGACAGCAGGCGCTTCATCATGACGGACGGCTCGATCCTCGGCGATGACGGGAAGTCCAGCGGGCTTCCGATGATGGCGAATGTAGACTCTGGCCCATTCTTCCCCGGAACGGAGAACTCCGGAGTCTATCAGAACGACATTACGCGGCTCGTCCGTGACCCCTTCTCGACGACGGTAAACAACCCGAGGCAGTAATGACGGAAGCAGAGTACGTCCGGAAAAGAAAGGCGCTGTTCACAAAATGGGGCCACGCCTCTCAGAACTGGAACGCCTGGCGGTTGAAGTGGGCTGTCAAGCTGAACAAGAGTACCGGCAAGGACGCTGGGAAGATGCGGAAGCTCGCCAAGTTCACGGTTGCCCTCAAGAAGTACAACAAGCAGCCTTCCGCCATCGGTTTCAAGACCGGAGAACTCGCGAAGTCCCTTCAGCGGCGCTCCAACGTGAAGGTGCAGAAGTTCGGTAGCGACGGGGAAGAGTGCCTTGTTATGGTAGACGACGCCGTAGGTCAGCGTCTCTGGGTCTTCGAGAACGGCCGCGAGTGGGTGCCCACCAAGAAAGAGGCTTGGTGGCTGATGATGCGCTCACAGGAGCTGGCTGTAGATGATAAAGGCGCGCGCATCAACTTTTTCAATAGAACACTTCGTCAACCTCCTCGGCCCTTCTTCGGGCCTACCAAGGCTGTAAACGATTGGCTTAAGCTAAAGCTGAATGAACTGCAAGAGAGGTTCGTTAACGAAGCCTTGAAAGAAGCCATCAGAAAAAAGCGAAAGAAGTAGCATATAGAAACTAGCCGGAGTAAGATAGTTTTATGCTGAATCCGACCCAACAGACCGCCCTCATCGCCGAGGTCGCACAATGATGACGCCCGAGCAGGTGCTGTCTCTGGGGTCGGAGGTGGACGGCCGAATCGTTCTCGTCGGGGTCGACCTGCGCGACTACCAGAACGCATTCGGGGTCGCCACGTCGGACGGGCTCGGCGTGGTGCAGAACGTGACCTTTCGCAGGTGCTTCTGGCCGCGGCTGAACGACCCGACCTCCCTGTTCGGAGAGGGGTCGTCGGGGTTGATCGTCGAAGGTCCACCCACTCCGAGGAATGTCGTCTTCCCCGAAGACACCGTATTCGTCGGAAGCACCCGAGGGGACTGCTTTTCGGTCGTCGCACCCGCCTGCGCCTGCCGGTCCGAGGATCGGCTGAAGCCCGGCAAGGAAGAGAAGTTCTCCAGATGCCCTGCGTGCTGCATTGAAATTGGCTCCGAGTGGGCGAGGCTGATTGCTGAAACCATTCCGGGCGAGGTGACGTGACGTGGGTACGCTCTACGTAGACACGGGCGGGGCCTCGACGAACTCGGGCTCGACGGATCAGAATTCCGCGAACTTGAGCGGGACCGCCGCCACCGTTTCGGCATCCGTCGTCACTCTCGACGGCTCGCCGAACCTGTCGACCCTCGTGACCAGCGGCGCCACGCAGAGCGCGATCTACCTCGCGCAGGCCAGCAACTCGAACAAGAAGATTTTCTGGATCACCGCGTTCGACAACTCCGCCAAGACGGTCACGGTCGATACGGCCCCGACGGGCGTCACGTCCTCGTCCTGGGCGATCGGTGGGCGTCAGACCGTCGTCGATACCGCACTATCGGTATGCCGCGCGGGCGACACCTGCATGGTCAACAACTCTCCCGCAAGCGTCGCTGGTACGGTGGCGACGTTCCGCGCCAACGGCACCGCGGCAGCCGGGCCCGTGAAGCTGATCGGGAAGTCTGGCGTTCGGCCGGTGCTCAGGACAACTACGACGGCGAATTGCGTTGAGTTTGGCACTACAGTCCGTGGCTGGATTGAAAACTTCGAGATTCAGCAGGCAGGCGCGACAGGCAGCGGTATCAACATCGGGTCCGTCGCGAACGCGTTTCACACGATCGCGAACGTGAACATCACGGACTCCGGTAGCGGCGGCGGCATCACGTCGAGCGACTCGACTACCTTCATGGTCGTGCAGGACACGCACGTATCGGGGTCGGCGGGCGCAGGATACAAGGGCGGAAACACCCTCCCCGCACTGTTCTATGGGTGCAAGTTCTACAACAACGCTCACGGCATTCAGGGCCGCACCAACACCATATCGGTGCTCGCAAAGTGCATCATTTCAGGCAACAGCGGGCGCGGCATCGTGAAGGATTCGGCGTCGTCGTCGTTCTTGATGATGGTTATCGACTGCACCATCTGGAAGAACTTGGACGGCGGCATCGAGGACGCGAACAACACGAACAACCAGATATTCATCCGCAACTCGATTATCGCGGACAACGGCACCGCCGCCGGCGAATACAACATCGAGTGGGTGAACCAGAGCGCGCAGCTCTGCTCGCCGGGCCGGAGCATGGGGAACTGCATCGCGCAGTCGGGCGGAAGCGCGGGTAACACAAGCCTCTACACGCTCGACACGACCGATATCACGTCGGCGCCGTCGCTCACCGACCCTGACAACGCAGCCGAGTCGAGCCAGGACTTTACTCCCGCAAGCGGTTCGCCGTGTCGCGCGGCGAGCGTTCCAGGACTGTTCTTGGGTTCGGGCACAACGTCGTATCAGGACATCGGGGCCGTGCAGCATCGCGACGCGGGCGGCCTGATCGTCCACCCCGGCATGGTCGGCGGAATGAGAGGATAGCATGTACGAATTCAAGGCGGGCGCCACCTCTCAGACCATCGACGTGCTCATCCTCAGCTCGGCACTGACGACGGGAGAGGGGTTGACCGGGCTCGTCTACAACACAGCCAGCCTAACGTGCTACTCCCGCAAGGGCGCCACGGGCACGTCGACGGCGGTCACGCTCGCCACGCAGACCGTCGGCGGCGCATACTCGTCGGGCGGGTTCGTCGAGGTGGACGCGACCAACCAGAAGGGCGTCTACCGCTTCGACATCCCGAACGGACTCATCGATACGGTGGGTAGGACGACGGTCACGTTCCGAGGCGCCGCGAACATGGCTCCCGTCTCGGTCGTCCTGAACGTCGTGGCCTTCGATCCGACGGACGGCGTGCGGCTCGGGCTGACGGCGCTGCCGAACGTCGCGCAGGGCAACGCGGGCGCGCTCGTGACCTCCGGCACGGGGACGGCACAGATCGCCCTCTCGGCAGGCGCCGTCGTCGCCGGAACCGTCTCCGACAAGACGGGCTACTCCCTCACGACGGCGCCTCTCGACGCCGCCGGGACGCGCACGGCGCTCGGTCTGGGCTCGGCCAACCTCGACACGCAGCTCGGCACGATCGTGTCGTCGGCGTCGTCGGCAGCAAGTTCTTCGTCGAGCGCGGCTACGGACGCATCCACTGCGGCATCGCAGGCGACGGCGGCCAATTCCAAGGCGGCCGACTTGCAGACGCGCGTCCCCGCCACTCTCGTGGATGGACGCATGGACAGTTCCATCGGAGCCTTCCCCCTCGTGATCGACGGGACCATTGATGGAGCCGCGGCCCTCAAGAGCATCCTCAGCATGGCTCGAGGGAACTTCACGAAGACCGGCGATAGCTACGCCTTCAAGGACCAGAGCGGCACGACGATCTTTACCATCGCAATCGCGGCAGGCGGAAGGACGGTAACGTGAGCGCAACCAGCGAATCGGTCGGCGTATTCGGCTGGGCAGGTGCGGGAGGTGGCGGCGACACAACACCGCCCTCCGCACCTACGCTCGCTCTCGCGTCGATCGGCGACGGGAGCGTCACGCTTACGTACACCCCTCCGTCCGAGGACTACGCGAGCGGGCAGATCGAGTACGACAGCGGAGGCAACGTCTCTTCGACGGCGACCACCACCGCTGGAAACGTCACCATCACCGGACTCACGAACGGCCGCACCTACATCTTCACCGCGAGAGCGAAGGACTCTTCCAACAACTGGTCCTCGCGAAGCAAGGCGGTCCGCGCCATCCCGAACGCGGATGAGGCGCTCATCTCCCGAATTCTCGCCGAGACAATCTCCTTGATCGAGGCGATGAACCTCGGAGGGACCGGCGCTTGCGAAGTGTTTCAGGGGCGCAAGCCGAAGCCCGGTCCGCAGGCCAAGCGCATTTCCATCAACGTCTACCTCGGGGACATCGACCAGAGCCGGAGGACGGGAACCACGGGGTTCAACTACTTCGGGTTCCCCGTTCACCTGCACGTATCCTTCAAGAGGCAGGACAAGAACACCGGCCAATCGCAGACCTCCCTCATGGGCGATTATCTCTTTCAGCTTGCGGAGAAACTCGACCAGCTTCGCCCGTCTTCGTTGACAGGCACCTTCCAAAATTTCTTCTCGACATACTCCAAGATTGAGGATATAGATACTGAGACGGGGAGCAGCAGTTCCGAAGCCGTCGGGCTGGACCCGACCGTCGAGGGATTTGTGACCGTAGTCTGGGAGTTCTGGAGACCGCAGCCGTGAGCATGACCAACCGCTCCAAGCGAAGCAATTTCCTCCTCGGCCTCGCTCCGCAGACGGCGAAGGGCTCGGTCGCGTCCGCGTCGAACGCGCGCACCTACGCCTGCGACTCCGTGGCGGAGGACCCGCAGCGGAAGGAAATCTTCCCGCAAGGCTCCACCGGGAGCCTGCACAAGAAGGATACGTTCCGCCACGTCACGATGGAGCCGATCGTCACGGCGACCTTCAACGGCGCGCGCGAGTCCCTCGGCCCGATCCTCGAGATGCTCGGGTTCGGCAATCCGACCGTCGGGGCCGGGCAGTTCACGGAGGCGGGGGACTCGAGCAACCAGCTCTCGACGTGGACCTTCTCAGGCGTGCGCCCCGGTTTCAACACGGCGTACAGCTCGAGCGGCTGCATCTTCTACGTGAAGGTGCTGACGAACGTGATCTACGTCTACAAGGACTCGGGGCTCACGTCGCTCGTCATGCAGGGGAACGCCGCCAACGGCGTCGTCACCCTCGCCGAGGCAAACAGCAGCGGTGTCACCGGGACCGTCACCTGCACCACCGCGACGCCGACGAACAACGCGGGAATCACGGTGACGGTTGACACGATCAGCGTGGCCTTCGGCACGGTCCCGCAGCGGTACTGGTCGGCCTTCATCGACGACGGCAAGGTCCTTCGCGTCGTCTACGATTGCGTCCTCAAGAGCGCGAAGTTCTACTCCGAGGACAAGGGGCCGCTCAAGATCGACGTGGTTCTCTGGGGCATGAACCGCAGCGACCCCGCCGCCACCGCCGGGATGACGGCCCCGACCGCGAACACGATCTACGCGCACAACGGCGACCTCGTGATGCGCAACGACGTGGGCGGCACGCCTGTCACCCTCGAGCCGACGCGCGTGGCGTTCTCCTTCGACCGCGACCTCGCGTCGATCATGGGGACCGGGACGCACCCGCAGGACATCTACTCGAGGCTGATCGACGCGAGCATCGAGGCGACCTACGAGCCCGTCAGCGAGATCGACACGGTCCTCGGGCTGGTGAACACGTTCGACGAGATCGACCTCAAGTTCACCAACTACTCGAAGCTGTTCTCGATCTACGCTTCCAAGGTCACGCTCGTGAACCCGAAGCACCCGGACTTCGCCTCCGACGACGCGCAGCCGGTGGACCTCAAGTGGCAGGTGATGGAGGAGACGGTTTCCGGCACGCCGTCCCCCGCGCTCGTCATTTCCTACCAGCCCTGAGCAGGAGCGCAACATGAATCCCGGCCTCACGCAGACGCAGTTCACGTACATCGGGAAGCGCCTCTTCTACCTGCTCGGCAAGCTCTTCGAGCTGAGGCAGCACCGTTTCCGCTTCGAGCGGGGCGAGGTTCGCGTCGAGGACTACAACGACAAGAACTCCAACACGTCCGAGTGGGTTCTCTACGGCGTGAACCCCGGCGTCAACACCGACGCGAACGGCGAGATTTTCATTCGCGTCACCGGCGCAGGTCCGTACACCGTCAAGGGCTACACCGCCGCGGGCGCGTCGGGAGAAGTCTTCGCGGCTGCGGCGGGCGCGGTCGGCGACACTGTCGCGATCAGCGCGTCCAGCTCGTCGGGTATCACCGGCACGGTGAAGCTCGGGGCCACGGTGACGGCGGAGACGGACGACGTTCACAAGATCCGCTGCTTCGTGGACTACCTGATCCGCGACGTGCAGGTCTTCAACGGGGACGAGACCTACGACGCAACCCTTCGCGAGGCGGTGATCGCGTCCAACGCGGCTGTCGCCAGCCTCCTAAAGGACGCGGAAGCGCAGCTCGTCACCGTCGTGAAGACCTGCCTCACGGACTACGTCGCAGCCCGGATCAACGCGGCGTCGAAGGTCGCCCTCGACAAGGGGACGGACGTGCAGGACGGCGCGGTTTCCCTGGTGATCCAGGGAATCCTCGAAGAGCTGCGGCTCGCCATGATCGACAACACCACGCCGCAGACGGTCATCCAGGCCGTGATCGCGGCGGGAGCGGTGGCGTTCGCTTCGGGGAACACCGGGCTCGGAAGCATGGTCACGCCGACCATGCTCGAGAAGGCGATCCCCGGCCTCCTCACCTGGCGCTGCACCGACGAGACGCTCGGCGCGGAGAAGTTCACGGCGACCCACCGGCGCAGCGACGACGGGACGCTGATCGAGTCGAAGAACGCGCTGTACGTCGGGAAGGAGTGGAAGGACCCGGACATCGGCGTCGCGTCGGCGATCCTCCTGCGCACGCTCACGAAGACCGGCGACGGTTCGAACCTGTACCTCAGCGCGCTCAGCTCGGGCTGGTCGATCTCCGGCGAAAGCACCGCCAACACCAACTCCGGAGTGCTGTACTGGTCCGTCACCAACAACACCGGCGCGTACTGGGACATCTCCTTCTACAAGTCGAGCGCGCGTCTCGCCACCGATCTCGTGGCGAAGGCGACCGCGATCGTCAACGGGGCCAGCTTCACCGCGAGCGCACAGCGGCGCTCGGGGCTCACCATTTCCGGCGTCGCGGGCTCCACGATGGCGGCGGCCACCGGCACCCTGCTCCTGAACTGCTTCAAGTCCGGCCCTCCGGCGGACACGTTCACGTCCACGATCACCCGCACCTCTTCGGGCGAGATCCAGAAGTTCCTCGCCGAACTCATTCCGGAGGAACTCGATTGGTACCTCAAGGGCGATTCTTCGGCGACTCTCCCCGACAGTCTCATGACGAGGGGCGTGGTCACGATCTACGGGAGGAACTGAACTTGAGCGCGTCTCAGAAGAGCGACTGGTTCAAGTTCGTCCTCGGTCTTCTCGGAGGTGCAATAGGCTCTCTCGTGGCGATCTCGGTGACGTGGGGATCGATGAACAACGAGATGGCGCACATCAAGGCCGACCAGGCCGCGACGGCGCAGGCGCTGCAAGAGTTCCGAAGCCAGGACACACGGCTGACGACGCTCGAGACGCGCTGGGTCTTCGTCTCGGACCAGCTCGAGAAGATCGACAAGAAGCTGGACAAGGCGATAGAGAGCCACAAGTGAAGCTACTCCTTGACGGAAAAGAGTGGGAGTGCCCGAGGCCCGAGCTTCGACAGATCGACCTCGAGCGCACCCGCGTCGTTGCGGTGCAGATCGTCAGCTTCAACAACAAGCTCGACGAGTTCGCAACGAAGGTCGCGGCCTCCACCGAAGAGTCCCTCGAAGCCGTCCTCGACGAGAGATTCCTTCAAGAGGCGGTCGTAGACAAACTCTCGAAGGAGCTTCACAAGAGGCTCGCGCGGTTCCTCATCGAGGCGAACCCGGAGCTGCACGCGCACCTTGAGGCAAAGTCGCCCGCCGAGCGCGCCGCCGCAGGACTCGACCTCTTCGCCCAGATTTTCATGGGCGCGACTGGCGGAGCACCAGCGATAAAAAACTGACAAGGACCCTTCTCATTGGAAGGGTCCGAAAGCTCTCCAACGATTGCGACCTCTGTCCCTCCTACGTGTGGGAGGACAAGCAGCCTGTCCGCACAACCTCCTTGCATGAGCGCACCGCCTTCAAGTGCCCTTCGTGGTGCCAAGGCCACGTCGTAAATAATGTCGACTCCCTTGACTCCGAAGAAACGATGCGGCAGTATAAGAAATGCGGCGGGGAGTCCGAGGACGCCGGGACCTCGTTCCTTTTCAACCTCGTGCGAAACGTCGGCGCGATAACCGACGTTCCGCGTTTCGTGCGCACCTCGTACCTGTCAGAACTGAGGCACCCATATGGCGGAAAGGTACGAGCACATCATCCGCACGGCGATGGAGGGGGACGTTGAGTCGCATCGCAAGCTGCAAGCCCTCGCGCAGGACTTGTTCCAGATCGGGAACAACGCCTCCGCCAGCACGCAGCAGATCGCTGCACTTCGCAAGGTAGCCGCCGATCTATCCAAGGTCGAGATTCATCGGGCTGCGCAGGGGCGCCTCAACGCGACCGCTGGTCCGGCGTCCTTCACCAGCAACCTCTCGGAGTTCCTCGCGGGGCGACAGACCAACCGCCCCGTTTCCCTTCTCGCGCGCCTCGGCGCCGCGACCCAGGGCCAGCGTATCTCTGACGAGGGGATGGTTAGGCAGGTCGGCCTCCCCGTCGCTGTGAAGGCGATGTTCGCCATGATGATGGCGAAGACCGCGATCAATGGGTTGACTACGCTGTCGCAGGAGGGCGGGAACCTCAAGGCGATCGGCGCCAACTTCAATATGATTTCCGGTGGGGCAAACGAGGCGAAGAAGCGCCTCGAGAAGTTCAACGAGGTTCTGAACGGAACCGTTGCAGACAGCACCGTACAGAAGGGCGTCGCGCAGCTCAACACGGCAGGCGTCAAGGGGACGGACGGAAAAGCAGTTGCCGATAAGGACGTGGCCGCCCTCTTCAAGGGCGTGACACAGCTCGGCCATATCGCCGGGTACAAGACTGACGACTCCATGAAGCGGCTGCTCGAGTCCATCCAGACCGGGCACTCATCTGAGCTGGAGAAGATCCTTCCAGGGTTCAACCCCGAAGCAGCAAAGTCGCGCTTCATGGAGAACTCCGGCCTCACCGCGGAGGAGATAAAGTCCGCGCCGGGCCTCGAGCAATCCATCGCGATGCAAGAGGCACAGCGCGCTCTTCAGGAAGCCCTTTCCCATACCTCGGCGGAAGCACTGTCCGCAGGGGACGCTGCCGCTCAGTTGCAGGCGCAGATTCAGAACGCGAAGAACGCAGTTATCGAGGGCGTCGGCGGCTCGAAGGAATTCACAGAGGCAGTAAAGAAAGCCACATCGGCTATCCAGGCGGCAACCCCAACGGTTGTTTCGGGGTTGAAGACGGCCCTCGCCGCCGCCTCCACCGAAACGGGGGCGGGACTGGTGAAGGCGGGCGCGTTCGCCGCGGCAGGTGCCAAACTTGGCAGCGCTTTCGGGCCGGAGGGAGCCGCGATCGGTGCTGCCGCCGGAGCCGCCGGAAGCCTCGCTTACGACGCAGGGAGCTGGGCTGCCGACTCAGGTTCCGCTGCGATTCGTAAGCGCGAGGGAAAGTTCGCGGAGCAATTCGCGGAGCCCGCCGGTTTTGACCAGGCGTCTTACGATAAGAAGCAGGCGGCTTTCGTAGACAAATTGGCGGGAATGAGCGACTCGGAGTTCCAGTCGTTCAAAGGTTCCACGGAGTACAGGTCGGCGCAGGAGTCGGGGGATTCCTCCGCGGCTGAACTCGCAAAGCAGGCCCCACTTCTTGTCGGCATGACTGGTAGTCTGATGCACTCCGTCGATAACTTGGCAACGGCGATGCTGGGACTCACTGCAAAGATTGCGACCCCAGGGGCTTTGCTCACCGACTCGGCTATGGCAGTCTTCGGCGGCGGTAACTCTTCGAGGAACGTCAAGTGAGCGACTACAGCCTCGAGCTTTACAAGGCGTCAGGCGACCCCTACGTGTTCGACTACACGCCGGGCGTCGCTATCAACTTCGAGATGTACTACAACAAGTCGACCGAACCACCGACCGTCGCGGGTGTCGGCGAGATTTGGGATGTCGATGAGGCCACGTTCATCAACAACGACGCCGACGCGCTCGCCACGGCGTTCGACGCCTTCATCGCCTTCCTCACCAGCCGCTCTGCTCCGGTCATCGGCATCAGGTTGAAGCGCGGCTCCACCACGATTCACCACATGGACACCACGTCGCATCGGCGACTGATGTTCTCGAACATCCAGATGGCCAAGACGCCCGCGAGGCACGCGAACCACGTCGTCATGTCGTTCCGTGCTACGGGTGTCGACGGTCGTGACGGTACGGAAACCGGAGAGGGCGGAACCGCCGACGATCAGGCCACGGTCACGCAGCTCGAGAAGAAGCTCTCCTTCTCCTACAACCGGGGCGGTTTCCTGACGAAGACGCTCACAGGCGTTGTGCGCACGAAAAACTCAGGTGCTGAGGCCGCCGCCCGCAGGCTCGGCAAGCTCGTACTCCCGTCGAACAAGTTCAGGTACGCCACGAACGGACCCGAAGGGGTTGACGTTGTAGTGGAGTCGTACCCGGCCGACAACCAAGCGTCCTTCACCTGTACCATCGTCGAGCAGGCTCTCGACTTCCCGCAAGAGAACGTCTACGTCTTCCGCAAGAATGTACAGACGAAGTCGACACGCTTCGCGGACTACTACGTCACGACGATTACGGCGCAGGCTGGCTCGGTGGGGGCGGCAGACTTCGCCGCTCAAAACGCTGGCCCCAGCAACGTAGAGGGTCAGGAAAAGTCGGTAGACGAAGACACAAACACCGTCACGTATACCTTCTACAGCAAGGCTCCGAAGAGCACCTTCCTCAGCAAGGAGTACGAGTTCAAGATCACCGGGGGAGGAAGGCCGAGGATCGCGATTCCAGTGATGTACGGCTACCCTGTGATGGGAGCAGGGCCGCTCCAGCCATCGGTAGTCGAGGAGGTTGCGAAGGTCAGGGCGCTGAAGGGAAGCGCGTCCCTGCTGAACGCCACCGCCACTTTCTCGCAGGCCGCGCTCGACGAGCCGTCCACCGTCTTTGAGATACGCAGGGTGAAGGTATCGGCGGACTCGCTCAACGCGGCGCAGGATGAGTACGAAAGCGTACTCTCCCGTAAGTACGTTTTCGACCGCGCTCCTACTACCTTCAACGCGACCGTACTCGCCAAGTTCAACGAGGTTGGCTAATGCCTGACAAGCCGTTCTCTACTGTTACGTACCAGGGACTTCCGTGTGCGGAAGGTACGTTCAGCGTGACGCCGGGCATGACGCCGGACAACGGAAGCGTCCTGATCTACGTGCAGAACCCCGAGAAGATGAAGCTCGAGACTCTGCGCCCGATGAACCGCTTCAACGAACCCCCTCGCGTAGAGCCTGCCAAGTTCGCGATGATCGGGTCAGCCATCGACGGCGCCTCCCTGACGCTCTACGCCGTCGGCACGCTCGTGCTCGGCGACATGAAGATCGAGCAGGTATGGGTGCGCGACGAGGGCGTCGTCGAGGAAAGCTCCTTCCTGACTGAGGACGGAACTACGAAGATCAGCCGGGTGCGCATTCACCTCTGCGATCCCCGAATCTGGGGCGGGCGCCGCGGGTTCGTCTTCGGCACGTTCAACAAGCTCGGCGTTGACGGGAAGCACATCGCGTCTACCGGAGTCCCCGGTACCTCCGACGGGCGCGCATTTACCCTCGAGGAGGTGATCGACGTCGGACTCGCCGCTCTACCATTCCCGAATGAGCGAGGCACGATCGAAGGTTCCGTCGCTACGAACGACTTCCGCCCCGTGAACAAGGAGCCTCGTTTCCAGAACCCTATCGACTTCCTGACCGACCTCCTCGCGGATGTGAAGCTCCTCTTCTGCCGACAGATCGACGGGACGGTGGACTTCTACGAGCATGGCTCCGGACAGAATCCCGACACGCAATTCATCCCGAAGGACCTCCTGCTCGTGGACCGATGCATTCTCGGCCACGACTACTCGCCGGACTCGACGCTTCTCTACGCGCAGTACCCGACTATGGAAGAAGTCGAAGTCGAGTTCGACGGAGCGTCCTGCATGGTTCTTCCCGATCCGCGCGACGGGAAGTTCAAGTTCTGGCTCGACATGCTTCCGTACTACGGATTCACCGAGGAAGCGTTCAAGAAGCAGCCCCTGCTCGAGAACCGCGGAGTAGAGGTGGCCCTGAAGTTCACGCGCGCCTACACGAAGAGGATGCGCGCAGACGACGCCATCCCCACGTTCATGGCGCGCCAGGGGAGAAATGCGGCGGCGGCTGAGGCGATTCGGCGCGCCAATCTCATCAACGAACACGCCTTCAAGGCGTTCCAGCTCCCCGCCGCCAAGATGAACCTCCTCCCTTTCGAAGAGACTCTCGTATCCTCGGATGAGAATGGACCGCTCTCGCCGAGGATACGCATTCAGTCGTTCCGTTTCCGCGACCGCACCGACGAGCAAGCAACGTCCTTCGGCGTCAAGATTCCCCGTCGGTATTGGGCAAACGCTGCCGAGCCCTTCGAGCTTCAGTCAGACAACGGAGAGTTCACCATTCAGAGCCGCACGGGGATGATCTTCTTCCACCGAGGGCCGCAGGGGTTCGTCTACGGAAAGGATGAGAAGGGGAAGCGGATCGACCCGCCGCTGGATACCGACACGCGCATTGTGGTGCCGGGCGCCTTCGAGCTTCCGGCGCAATCGATGTATCTCGAGCCTCCCGGTAAGATTTTCCTACTCGTCGCGCGCACTCATCGCGGCCTGCGAGACCTGCGGTCGTACCCCGGCAGGCGCTCAAAGTTCCCTCCCGCGGCCGCAGCCATTCAGTTGCAAGAGCGGTCGTCTCCAGAAGACCACTTCATGGCCGCGTTCGATGTCAACGGAAAGAAGATGGATGTCGACGAGGCCGACAAGCTCTTCCCCGAGGTCCATCAGATGTACGGCGCGCGCCGCATGACCTCGATCCAAGACGGGATTGCGACCGGAATACGCGACGAGAAGCTGGTGGAAGAGGCGGAACGCACCATCAAGCCTCTGCTGGCGAAGGCGCCTTCGCTACGTGGTCGTCACCGCAAGGGATACGGAATCTATCCCGTGAAGGTGGACGGGGTGGTTACACAGGTCGTGTGGAGCGTGGACGCAGACGGAGTGCCTACCACGGAAATTCTTACCGGGTGCTTGCGCACATCCATCTCCCCGAGTACACTCTCGGTAATGGATAAGCAGACGCAGGTGCAGGCGACGCGCGAGCCGCAGGGTTCGAGCAGCCCCACGAACCTTGGAAGGATGCCGTCATGAACGAGAATTTCCTCCGAAGAGCGAAGGATCTGATCGTTCTTGGTGACCACACCCCTACCGCGGAGAATCCGCGGCACGGATGCGGTCAGGGAACGCCTGTCGGAATCGTTCGTGAAACTGATCCTGCGTCCGGTTCTCCGTCGCGGATGTCGCATGGCTTCTTCTACAAGAACAACTGGATTCCCATCAAGTATCGCAAGACGAAGAGTGGGCAGGCACCGACGCAGGAGCAGCTCGACGAACCGATCGCTTTCGGAGTGGCCCTTGTGGCGCAGGGCACCGAAGGCTCGCGCGGCCCGGACACCGATCCTTCGCGAGTCACCGTCACCGACAACTTCACGACACAGATCACGCGCCCCGCGACGGACACAACCTCGCAGACCATCGAGGACGTTGGCCAGCTCACCGACGCGATCCACGTCGTTGACGCTGCTGCGGTCGTCGTGATTCAGGATACCGACAAGAAGGTCGGGCAGGTTGCGGCGTTCCCGAGCAAGGGTTCGACCAGCGGCAAGGATGGGGTGAAGGTCGCACACTGGACAGACCTCCTCGCATTTCTCGCGGAAGGCGCAGGTACCACTCTCCGCAACGCACCCGACCTTCTTGGTCTTCGCGGTCTACACCTCCTCGGCGATCCTGAAAACCCCGCCGTCGGCTATGTCTGGGCTCTGGGAAAGAAGTCGAAACCCGCACTCGCTTCAGACCCCGACGCCGAGATTCTCGAGGGATGGATCGACGAGAAGGGCGGGGCGTGGCGTCCGTTCGTAGCGTACAAACCGCTCGTACCGCGCGACGGCAAGGACGGCAAGGACGGAAAGCCGGGGCCTCAAGGGCCTGCTGGCAAGAATGCTCCAGTACCTCCCGGCGGTGGTGGTGGTGGTAATCCGCCTCCTCCTAACCCCCCGTGGCCGCTCCCTCCGAAGAACGGGCTCACAGGAAATCCGTGGTTCGACCCCTTCCTCGATCCGTTCCTTCCAGAAGATGCCGAACTGACGGAGTGCAGCAAGCCGGTTCCGCAAGGGCGCGACGGAGACAAGGGAGAGTACACATTCAAGCCGGGGACTGTCAGCACCAGAAGGCACCCCGACGCCGGTAAGACCGCGATCCAGCCGCCGTTCCGCCCCTGCTTCAATCCCAATGGCGATCAGCGCCAGCTTCTCGGCGGCGGAATCTACGCGCCCGGCGCACCGAACGTCCCTCCTGGGGGAATTCGGCAGACAGACAAGTTCGACTTCGGGCTCTGGCATACGCCGACCGACGTTGACAACTACATCATCAAAAAGCAGAATCAGATCATCGCGTTCATCAACGAGCGTTTCGAGGGCGGTCCGAACAAGGTGCAGCACGGAGGGCTCTTCCTTCCGTCGCAAGACCCGGAGAAGTTCCGCTTCGACGCCTTCCGCGAAGGCAGCGTCGTTGCAGCAGACACGAAGATCGGGCGCGTCACGTACAAGATTCTTCAGCAGGTCGTGAAGGATCGCAACGGCAGGAAGCTCCTTGCCCCTCTCACCAACGATGTCGTACCCGAGAGGTGGTACGGCGACGGGTTCACCGACACGACGCTCGGCATCTACGAAGAGCATCTCCCTCGCGCGGCGAGGGCGGCCCTCGTCTTCTCGCGGAGAGAGCGCGCGTTCGTGTTCAGGCGCGCCGATCTTGAGGTTCAGGGTGAGCACTCCGTCACCGCGGAGGACGGAAGCTACAATACGTTCACCACGGAGACTGGCGGCGCGCTCACCATAACGGCAACCGACGTCACCACAAACACACAATACGCGCGCACACTCCGCAAGCAGGCAGGGAGCATCGCATTCACCAGCGACATCCCTTCGGTGCCGACCGTCAGCGGTGCGTCTCCGTACCTTCCGAAGTTCACGGGAGCCTCCGCGATCGGCAACAGCTCCGTCAAGGACCCTGGGACGACCGTATCTTACGGCGACCTGATCGAGCCTGACACGAAGAACAATCTCTGGCAGAAGGGCAACAACCTCTTCTCGTGCCCTTCGCGAGTGTACGAGCTTCGCGCGTACTCCGGAGAACTGGACAGCTCGCCCTTCTACTCCTCGCGCACAGTCGGCTCGGCCTCGCTTATCTCGGACCTGACGGGATCGTGGGGAGGAGTTACGGTCTACGGGACCGGACCCGCCTTCGCCACACCGGGGTGCGCGAAGCTGTACTACGGCAACGCCTCAGCAGCTCTGCGCAAGGTCATTCAGATTCCGCAGGTGGATGGGGCCAAGGCCATCGTCTACTTCCGGATCAAAATGGATACCGTCGGTGGTTCTCAGAAGGCGGGCTACTACTTCGGGATGACAGACACTGCCTTCAGCGACATCGCGGCTGGGGTCACTGAGCCGACAGACGGCGCGTTCTTCGCTGTCGATCCGTACAACTTCGGAGACGGCAATATCCGGTGCGTCGTGCGTAGGGCTGGCAGCACCGACGATCTCTACGACACAGGGATCAACTACGACGACGGCAATTTCCACAGCTACCTCATCGCCCAAGATTTCGACCGTGACTCCATCGTCTTCGAGATTGATACTGTCGAGGTGCGGGTAGTGTCTGCGCTGTTGGTGGCCGACGTAGCCCCGGCAGCGTCCGTCACTGCGCTCGACAACGGAAGCGATGGGACGATGCACATCGGACACATCTCGATGCGCCTTTCTGAAACGGTATAGGAGAGTCCTATGGTTACAGGAACTGCTGACGCCTTCTTCGAGAAGATCAACTACTACCTCGCGCTCGCCGCGGTGCTGTACTCCATGATCCCGACGATCGGGTTCATCAGGCAGCGCATGAAGACTGTGACTGTCATCAAGATGCTCACGGCCGTCGGGAAGGGGTTCAAGGCGACGCTCGACGAGCTGGACGACGACAGCCACGACAAGATGACGGACCCTGTGAAGAAGATCGCGAAAGAGCTGGGCGTGGCCGAGCAGCTCAAGAAGTTCACGGATAAATTGTAGGGCCTTGCGCAAAAGAAAAACGCAAGGCATACTACAGTTTCAAGGAGACTGACATGAAGACGATTCGACTCGCCGTGGCGGCGGTCGCGCTCATCGGCGGCGCGGGATGCGGGCTGCACATCGTGAAGTACGATCCCCAGGAGGCCGCTGCGCTTTCGGAGCGCATCTCGGCCGACTTCAAGGCGTACAAGGAGGTCGTGCGCCCGATCGAGGGAGCGTCCGTCACGGAGTCCGCCGACATCGTGGACCTCGGTAACACTCTCGACGCCAACCTCGACAAGCTCCCCGTCCTCCTCAGGAGGGACTGATGGACGCGGAAAGGAAAGCGAAGCTCGCGAGCGCGCTGACGGCGGCGACGCTGACGGCAGCTAACACGCTGATGCAGTCCGTCATCCGCGGTATCAGCGAGGGCGTGTTCGACGCCGACGCTATCAGCCGCGAGATCGAAGCGCACGGAAAGATGGCGCGTGCGCGCGAAGCGTTGCAGCGTGAAAAGCTGATCGGCGTTGCGTTGGAAGACGCGATTAAGCGACGCGAGGAAACGCAAGCCGAGATCGACGCGGCGGCAGAACTCATCAAGAAGCTAATCATCTCTCTCGCCACCACAAGTCTGGGCCTCTAACCGAGGGCGTTCCTCGGAGTAAGGCTCTTTCCCACCCCCACGGTTGGAGGATTCCTCTATGTTCGGCAAGTTCAAGAACACTCTCGCGGTTATGACGCTCGCGATCGCGCTCGTCGCTTCCGGCTTCGTCGGCAGCGTGCTGGCGGACGGCCACCCCATCAAGGAGCGGTTCATCCAGCTCGTCGGCGGGATCGTGACCCGCAGCCTCCCCGTCGCGACGAACAGCACGCACAAGGAGGTCCACCTCACCGGCGACCAGCGGCTCCTCGTCTACCCCGGCAACCCGTCCAGCTCGTGGGCGATCTCGCACAACCCTCTCACCGGCAACGTGAAGGCCACGGTCAGCAAGGCTGCGTCGAGCGGTAACATCCACGTCGCGAAGACGGCGGTCTTCACCTTCAACGCGGCGGCTTCGGCGCCGACGGCGGTGACAGTGGAAGCGGTGATCCGCGACGGTGCGACGGGGGCCGGTACGATCCTCTTCGACGGCGTGATGAGCCTGACCGCGGTTGCGGGCGAGACCTCCTCGCCCCTCGTCCTGCCGAACCTCTATCTGCACGGCACGAGCAACACGGCCATGACGATCGAGTTCGGCGCGGCTGGCGGTGCGAACACGCTGGAGAGCGTGACGCTGATCGGCGAGACGATCCCTTACGTCGCCGACTGACGCCGCGCGACGTAGATCGTAGGTGGAACGAAAGCCCCTGGGCAGTTGACAGGGGCTTCTTTACGTAGAAGGTCCGACTTCGGTTTGTCTTTCGGGAAACGGAACTCCACCGGGCGCTGCCTCCCCTCAACCCAGAAGGCGAACTGCAACCACGGTGGAAGTTCGTTCAGAAATTCAGGGCTCACGATCCACCCTCCCGCTTGGCGCGAGCGGCGCGGAGGGCTCGGGCCGTCATGTACACCCGCTTGAGCAGTTCCGTCTCGGTATCGAAGTCGGAGAACGTGCGGCGGTCCGGGCTGTCTACGTGCGCTCGGAGCGCCTCCGCCGCCTCCACAACCGGCGCGACCTCGGCGAGGCGGGCCTCCGCTCGATCTGCACGGGCGCGCTCCAGTTCGGCCTGCTCGTCTGCCTGCCTGCGCTCGGCGGCGAGGATCACGGTCCCGTCGTTGCAACCGCGGATCGCCTCGGCGTGAAGGCGGGTCAAGTCGGCGAGGCGGGTCTCGAGCGCGATCACCCTGGACTGCGCGGCCTGCCTCGTATGGATCTCCGCGGCAAGGTCGGCCTCGAGCGCGGCGACCGCCTTGTTGCGCTCGGCGCAGATTCGGCGCGCCGCTTCCGCGTAGCCGGGGAACGCGATCCAGTCAACGTGCTCCTTCGCTGGCGCGCTTGGCGCTGGCTTGCGCAGGTACAACGTGTTGCCGACCACTTCCCAAGTGTCGCTCACAACCCCACCTCCCCTCTCCCCTTGCCGTCCTGCGCGGCGCCGCAGGAGGCGGCCCAGGACGCGAGACGATGGCACGCAGCCTTCGCGTCGTTCATGCTCGTGTACACTCCGCCCGTCGAGAGCAAGTCGATCTGCTCCGGCGTGTTGAACGCAGCGGAGTAGACCCGAATGAATGTGTGGGCGCGGGCCGCCAAGAACTTCGCCCCTCCCGGCCCGTCCGCCTCCTCGACTCCCGGCGCTGTCTCGCGCCAGATCAGGTCAGCCACGGCTCGGTCCCTCCTTCCGGTCATGTCGATCGCCGCCTACGCCGTGCAGCCGCCGCCGAACACACTCCCGGCCGTCCGCACAGATGGCCGCCTCCGCTTCGCCGCCGTACGACGCGCAGGGGCCCGTGTCGCCCTCCCGCACGAGCGCGACTATCGGCTCGTACACGCCGCAGAGCGCGCATCGTCGCGGAAAGCCGGCGCGCCACGCCGTGTCATCGGTCGGGCCTGGATCGATCTCAAGGATGAGCGTCGAGTCGCCGTTCTCGGCTCGCTCGTACGCCTCGTGCCAGCGCATGATCTTTCGCATGACGTCGACCGAAGGTCGGGGCGCTCCGCTCGAGTCGCTCACGCCCCGCCCTCCCGCTTGGCCCGAGCGGCGCGGAGGGTGCGGACGCGCGTCGGGCACTCGTAGCCACTGCGGTGTGCTTCGGCATCCGCTTCGTCGAGATGCGCTTCCGCGGGTTCCCAGCCGATGTCGTTCTGCTCTCGCGCTTCCAGCAGGAACGGAAGTCGCAGGCGCGGGTCCGCTTCGACATCGGCGAGGCGGGCCTCCGCGCTCCGCAGCAGCGCCTCCGCCTGCTCCAGCCGCGCGAGCAGGGCCGGGACGTCGGTGAGCAACACGTTGAGGATGGAGTTCTTAACTGCGAACGGCACGAGCTTCCACTCGGCGAACGCTACGTCAAGGGATTCCACACCACCCCGAGCTGCTTCGCCGTCTCCGCGATCTGATCCCGCGGTAGCTTCAACTCGTGCAGGCAACTCAGAATCTGCCATCGCATTTCTCCGTCTGCGGTCAGGCCGCGAATAGCGCGCGTCAGGTCAGTGTCTCCTTCCGAAACGGTCTTCCAATCCGCCTCGAAGAGCGTGCGCGGGTCGAGCTTGTACGCCTCGACCATGCGACCAAGTGTGTCGTATGAAGGGCTTCGGCGCGCGTCGGACTCGATGTTGCCGAGGCAAGAAAGGGAGAGTCCCATCTTCTGCGCGGCCGCAGATTGCGTGAGCCCTCGGGCCTTCCGAGCGTCGGTCAGGATTTGGTGTAGGGGCCTCATGGTCACATCCAAATCGCGTTTACGAACGCATTCCGATTTCTCGGCTGCCACCAGGGCTCGGTGAAGACCCATCGGTACAGGTCGAACTCCCGCCCTGTCATACCAACAGGTTCGTACATCCAGATTAGCAACCCTTCCGGACCCCAGATGCGAATAGGGCCGCGCGAGAACACGACGCAAGGGCGCTCGTTGGGAACCTCCCTCCACGAAGGAAGGTGCGGCACCTGCGCGACGAGGATGTTCTCGGCTTCCCCTACCCACTCTGTGACGACGAGTCCGCCCACGGCGTCGCCGCCGTCGAGCCGCGTCATGCCCTCGAGGCTCTTCTTCTGTCCCGTAGTCAGCGTGATTGGGAGACGCAAGGGGAACTTCAAGTGCTTCGGCCTCACGTAGGCTTTTAGCTCCACTTCGCGGGATGTCTGCGTAACCTTGTTCGTGACTCGCAGGTCTGGGTGGTCCTTCGAGTATAGCCCCCCGCCCCACGTCTTTACGACGTGAAGGCGGTGGTCACTCTTGAGTGAGTTGGTCAGCCTCGTAAGCAGCGACGATTCCAGTCCATTCGCCACCGATCTTACCCTCCTTGTAAAGGCGCTGGCAGTTTCGGCACAGAGGGTGCCCCCTGTCGATCTTGACGCGGCCGCACTTCAGGTTCGCGCAGATCATCTTGTCCATGTAGCCGATCTTCGGAAGATCGAACTCCTCCATGTCCTCCGGAGGGTATGTCTTGATTACGACCGGCGCGGTGGACTTGAAGTGGAGAAGACTCTTGAGACGCTCGAGCTTCGCTTTCAGCTCGCTCATCTGGGAGCCGATCTGGAAACTCTCGTTCTGGATCGCCTCCTTGTCGGCGTCGGTGTTCGTAGGCATGGCCGCGACTTCTTGGTGCCGCAGCATGAGCCCGCGCATTCTCGACGCAAGGTCGATCTTCTGCGCGCTGAGGTTCGCCTCGAAGGTGATTCGCCACTTGCCGAGATCGTCCTCGTGAACCTTGAGAGAAGTCTCGTACTCCTCGAGTGTGTCGCGAAGGCGCTTGATCTCTCCTGTGGCGAAGTTCTTTCTGATCTCCGCCATCCGCATCTCGCGGAAAGCCCCCTCAACCTTCTGGAGGTCTTCGTTCACCGCGTCCTGGGACTCGCGCTTGGCGTCCCTTCGTCGCGCGGCGAGGAAGCGATTGAGCTGCTTGAGATACTGCTCGTCAAGCATTGTCTCTTCGGTGGAAGCCACAGTCTTCCTCTTTTGTGAGCTTTGTTTTGTGAGGGCAGGGATCGACGCTCGGCACAAAGGAACCCGGAGTTCTTGCTGACACTCCGGGTTCCTTGCTGGATCAGAGCTTGAGGTCGCCGAGCAGGCTCATGTCGATCCCCTCGCCGCCCATGTCCTTCATGAGCTGGGCGAGCTGGGCCTTGAGCTTCATGGCCTTCTTGAGCTGCGCCTCGGGGTCGACCGTCTTCACGCCGTCGATCTTGTCCTGGCACTCCTTGACCTTCGAGAGGAAGTACGTCTTCCTCATGTGCCAGTACGCCTTCTTGCCGCCGAAGTCCTTGATCTCCTCGAAGTCCGACGGCTTGAACTTCACGCCATCCTTGCCCTCGGCCTTGATGAGGAGGTTCTTGATCGCGGCCGCGCGCTGCGCCTCGATCAGAGCCGCGGGGTCGGCGACGCCCGTGTAGGTGGCCTTCTGCGCCTCGGCGAAGACGGAGGCGACGAGGGACTTCCGGCGCGGCGCGTCGGTATCGGGAGCCTTCGGCGCGCGGGCCTTCTTCGGGGCGTCGGGCTTCGTGGCGTCCACGCTCGGCAGGTCCGTCGCGGTTCCGGTGGCGGCCATAGGGTCGATCGTCGTAGCACTCATGGGGTAGAGTTCCTTATTCTGCGTTTGTGAAGGGCGCGCACGTCACGCGCCATTCCTCGTGAGCCCCTATTATACCACACCCAGCCAGGAAGTCAAGTACAAAATCCCAGAATTATTGGGTGTTAGGGTTTTGTTACACGCGCGAAGAGGTGTCCGCGCCTCGGTTGCTTCAGCGCCTTCTCGCGAAGGAAGGCACGGTACTGGTCTGTCCGGCGCCCTTTGACATGACGCACGTCATTCCACTTGTCCACCTCTGTAGGGCCGAAGAGGACGCGGATCGCGATGCAGTAGTTGTTCCGCGTGACCTCGACTCGCCTCTCCTCGAAGGGGATTTTGCAGGTACGGAGCCGCTTTAAGGTTCGCGTCCAGAGGCGGCTGACGTCGTGGTCGAAGCAGGCTTGAAAGTCCTTGAGGGTAACCCATCCGTGTTGCTGGGTAAGAGAGACAAGCTCTGCGAGGGTGGCTGCGCCGAGCATAGGAGTTCTCCGAAGTGCTTGACCTTGTGCTTGCCCACGTCCGACAGGCGCGCAGGTCGATTCTTCTTGTTCTTCTTACAGATCGCTACGTCGTACCAAGAGCCGACGCAATACGCCGAGTCCCAGTAGAAGACGACGCGCATCTCGTCGAAGCCCTCGAGAACGTCGAGGATCGTCTGAATCGCGTACTCAACCCTGAGGATATCCTTGTTCACTATCTGGAAGAGCAGCTCGTCGTGGACCATGAGAAGGAACTGAACCACGCCCTCGAGCCCGCGTTCCTCGAGCGCGCTCTGCACCGCGATCATGCGATTCTTCACAAGGTCGGCAGCGCCGCCCTGGTTGCCGCGATTGAAAGCCTTGTACGACTTGTCAGGCTCGAGGTACGCCTTCCTGCCGAAGAAGTTCCTTACGTACCCATAAGTACGCGCGGTCTTCGCAAACATCTGACGAGTGGGAATGAGACAGGGCAGCTCGCTGGTGTATCGCTTGAACACAGCAAGACCATCTTCGAGGGTAATGACGCGCGGGTTCTTAGCCGTCCGCATCTGGATCGCGTATGTACGAGCGATCTTCTCAGCACCCATGTTAAACGCAATTCCAAAGTTGAACACCTTGGCATGGTCGCGCTCCTCGAGGCCCATCCACTGCTGCACGGCCGTGTGGTTGTCGAACGCACGGTCCTTGAACCCGTTGATGAGTCGCAGGTCCTGCATGTAGTGCGCCATGAATCGGTACTCGATCTGCGAGGCGTCCACGTTCAGGAACCCGCAGCCCTCGTCCGGAAGGAGGAAATCCTTCACCTCCAGCGGAAAGTTTTGCAGATTAGGGTCGTTGCTTGTAGTCCTTCCCCCTCTTGCACGACATGGGTGAATGCTGCCGTGTACCCGGCCATCCCGTCCTTTAGACGTAGCATTCTCCAAGAGGCCATCGATGTACCCAAGGATCTTAGTAGCCTCTCGATATCGGCTGATGCACCAGATGAGAGAGGACATCCCAGGGAGTCGGCCATCGCGGACCTCCGGCAGACTGAGGTAAATCTGCATCGCCTCATCGTCGAACGAAGGCGTTTCGTTCTGGTTCTTGGCGTTCTTGTCGGGCTTGTTCCACTTGACGATCGGAAGCCCGTAGTGGTGGCAGAGCAGGGCCTGCACGTGCGCGCCGCTCTGCGGGTTGAACTCCTTCCCGCAAATGAGCGACGCCATCTCGCCCATCGCCATCATCTCGTGCATGTACCAATACTTGGCGAGGAACAGGCGCTTGATGTCCAGGCGCACGCCGCGGTACTGCATGTCGTGGAATATCTTGTTGGCTTCGCAATCCTGCGAGAACGCGCGCATCTGCTTTGCGTCGAGGTTCGCCAGGATATGCTCTCGCAGCTTTACGGTCGCGAACACGTCAAGGGCGCAGTACGTCCCGAGAAGGGTTGTTTCTACCTCCGCGAAGTTGCCTGGGTGAGAGCGCGTTCCGAGCTTCGATTGCGCGAGGTATGTGAGCAGTCGCTCTTGGAACTCCTTCAGCTCCCGCATCTTCAGGATAGCTTCGGACGCCCACTTCAGGTTGTACTCTTCGTAGCAGTCGTTCTCGTTGTGAAGCCCGATCTCAGTGCAGAACCACGCGGACTTTCTGTTGAGGGGGCAAGCGTCCGCCCTCGCCAAGTTCGCCTCGGCTCGAATCCAGTGTCCCACGTAGGACACTCTCTTGCGCCCGAGAGTCACCCTTAGCCAAGCAAGCACGGCTTCGGTATCGAGCCCAGGTAGAGCGAGGGTCGGACGCTTGCATCTCTTCGTGGCGATCACCCACACGTTATTGCTGCAATCGGAAATCCCGATGAGAGCGATCCGCGCGCCGCACCACGGGTCGGCCTCTGCCTGCTCCGGCTTTCCGGAGTCAGTCTCGAAGTCTATGCATACATGCTCCGCGTGGTCGAGGTTGGGGAGGTCAGCCTCGCTCTGCACGAAGATGATTGAGGGCGTCATCGTATCTCTCCCGCCACGTTCACTTTCTTCATCAGCGTCGCCATATGCTTCTCGTGCGCAGAAAGCTCCGGGCTCTCGGCCAACCTCTTGAGGAAGGTAGCGAACGCCGGCGTCTTAATGAACAATCTTCGGTACGGAAGGACCGCGTTCTTGCGCGTAAGCACCGACAGCACGCTGTTCGCCTGGTCACGGTCGAAGTCACCGAAGTTCATCAGCGACGCCGAGTCGAAGGAGTTCACGCTCATGAGGCTGCGAATCAGGTCCTTGGCGAAGCGCGACCGGAAGAGTGCCTCTCGAATCTCCGTCTCGTCCACGAGAGAGTCCTCAGCTATCACCTTCTCCGAGAACTTCTTGTAGCCCATGACAGGATCGTCATAGATTCGGCGAAGGAACTGGCATATCACCTCGACGTGGCACTTCCGCACCACGACCTTGCCGCCCGTGTCCACACTGAACGTCCGGATCGCGAGCGCCGCGGAGATACGGGCGATCTTCAGCCGCTGGTCAGCAGGTTCCACCAGTGGAATCCCGCTGCTATATTCGCGACCGAAGTTCTTCGCCTCGCGAAGGATCTCCGCGACGGCTTCCGTCTCAAAACGGATGTCGTCTTCCTTCCGGCTCCAGGCAAACAGGACGCTGCGGTTACAGCGGTCAGACGTGAACCTATGCTCGACGGTCGGACACTCCGCCTTCGTTCGATTGATTGTGTCAATGCTCACCTGCCCCGACGCGACGCACATCGCCATGTCGAATCGACGGACATCCTCCAACGAGCCCATGAGTTCCTTGATCGCGTCAACCCCGTGGTTGTACGTCGCGAGCTTCCGCTGGCTGCGCGGATTGCTGATCCACGTCAACCGAGTTCGCGCGTTCGTTCTGCGCTTCTCGATCTTGTTGATTTCTGCCACGCCGGAAGAGCGCATGTCGGTCAGCATCGCGATCGTCTCCTCGCGAATACCCTTCGCTTCCTCGATCGTGACGTGGCCACGGTCGTTCAGCGGGATCGTGCCCCACTTGATCATCCACCGCTTGCCATTCTCTTCGAGGCCGCCGATCAGACCAGCAGCCGTGGCTCCCTTATCACCGACCTTCTCACCAAGACGGTAGTGAGCGCGAATCCGATTGGCAGCTTCCGACTTGCCCTGACCGGAGTCGCCAATGACAAGGCCCTCCATCCAACCCTTGATTGAGACTCCATCAAAAGTAAGTCGTAGAGCCGAGTGATAGATGAGGTCGAGGAACATATGCAAATCCCGGCGAGAATAGATTCTCGTAACATTCGCCTCAAGGTCGGCGTAGATCCGATCCAGCGATGCCACGACGCCCGCCACAGACCACTCGTCGGGTTGGAAGATACGCAACTCAGCTCGGATCTCGTCGGTGAGCAGAAAGGTTCCGATGTTGTCGGCGTTAGGCTCTGCGTCTGTGACCAGGCCCACGACATGCTGTGTTTGCGGGCTCGCGTACATGCGCATTCGGAAGCGATACGACGCATTAGTCTCAATCCCGTGCCCAACATAGAACGCATTCTGGACCACATGCTCAGAGTCCTTCGTTCCAATGGCGATCTGCGGGATGATACGGATATCCTCGACGTTCGCCGTCTTGATCGCGCGGCACACGCACGACTTGCACCGAAGCGGCACACCGCACGCCATGCGCATCGCCTCGCCGAGTTCCTTGGTCTTCACGCCGACCATGTGAAGGATTCGGTCGGACTCTGGATCGACGTCAATCTCGGTAGAGCCCTTCTCTCCGTTAGGCTGCATGGAAGCGATCGGGCACACGACGCAGAGGTCGTCCTCTCGGTCGCAGAACACCCCGATCCTCGACGGAACGACAAACGGCGCGGTGTCCTTCGCCGATACGATTCCGTCAACCTGAACCTTCTTCCGCTGGAACTGCGCGAGACTCGCTGCGCTCAGGGACGTGGGATAGAGCGCCGGATCAAGCTCCGCTTCGCGGAGTACGCTCGGCTGCCACGGCTTCGCTCGGTCGAGCAGGGCCTGGAAATCCGCGGCCGTCTTCTTCATCGCCCCGAAGTAGTCGCACACGTCTCCATGCGGGTACTCGATGGGGTCAATGGGAAGCTCTACGAGGAACACCTTCTTCGCGACGGGGTACAGGCGCTTCGCGTGAGTGTTGGCGTTCGTCCGGCCAGCGCGATCCACGTCGTAGACAAAGTAAACGTCCGCGTCCTTGAAGAACGCCGTCCACTCGGGGCTCCAGTGAGAAGCCCCGCCACTCGACGTAATCGCCGGGAACCCGCGCTGTATCAGCGCGATTGCCTTGAACTCTCCTTCCGTGAAGATCAGTTTCTTGCTGCGAACCTGGTCAATCGGGAAGAGGTTCTTCGTGCTGAACGCGCCCTTGACGTTGAGGTACTTGTCGCTGGTCTTGACCGAGAACGGCGCGTACCGACGGACGTTGATGATCGTGCCATCTGCGTCGTGAATCGGAATGGTGATGCGCTCGCCGTCGAAGCCCAGCTTGAACCTCTCGACGGACGCTTGATCGATGCCCTTGCGGCGAAGGATTGCCTCGTACTTCGTGTTCGTCGCGAGCGTCTGCTGCCAACGATAGATGTCCGTAGGAGAGATGTCGGGGGTGATCTTGACCTGAAACTCTTTCGAGAGCCAGATCACCGTCTTGTAGCGAGACTCGTCGAGTACGCGCATCGACAGCTCGATGGCGTCACCCTTCTCACCGCACGCCTTGCACTCCCACCGCTTGGTGTCCTCGTAGAAAAGGAACGAGGGGTTGGAGTCCTCGTGAGTGCCGAGGGGGCAGTTCAGAACGCAGGTGGTGCTGGTCTTCTCGTAGGAGAGCTTGAGCTTCCCGAGCAGGGAAACTACGTCGATCCCGTCGAGAACTGCGGCGGTGTCTGGAAGAGCAGGCGAACTCACTTGTCACCCATCGCGGCGAAGTGTGCGCGGCAGAGGTGCGCTCTCGCCTTTCCGTTGTAGATCGAGACGTGGAAGTGAACCGGACACTTGGAGCATCCGGGGAATCCACACGTCGCAACGGCAGGCGCCATCTTGAGCTTCTTGAGCTTTCTGTATTCTGCTACTTGCTTCGGATCGGTCCAGTCGATTCCCGTGTCGCTTGGACGACCCGGAGGCAGGACGCCCGGTGGCAGGTAATAACTACAAGTACCACACGAGCCTTCTGGAAGCGAGCACAAAAGTTTCCGCGTGAGGTACTGCCCGCACCTCGCGTACTTACTACCTCTTGACGGTTCCCAGTGGACGCACGAAGGGCAGGTGTCGGCGTCTCTCTCCGGGCACCCGCCCTTCATGCAATTGTCCACGGCTACGCCTTCTTCACGCGGGGCGTCGGCGGGTGGTAGACGCTCGCGTGCGCGATGTCCCGCGCGTAGTCTGCGAGGTCGGTGCTGATCCGCTCCTCGCCGGAGAAGAGGAGCTTCTGCGTCCCGGTGTCGAGGAAGCCGTTCTCCTCGAGCTTCTTGAGGTCGGCGCGGAACCGCTCGGCGAAGGCGGCGTTGACCTTCGTCTGCTGGTAGCGGATGCGGCTCTTCATCCGCGACCGCCCCTTCGAGCTGATGCCCTCGGAGTCGACGTGCTGGTCGTGGAAGCCGGTGATCTTGCACGTCCCGCGGAAGGGGTACTTGTTCTCCTTCTTCGCGACCGGGTCAGGGGGCGGCGGCGCGACGGGCGCGAGCTTGCTGTCATTGTAGCGGCCTCCGAAGCGGATCTTCTTGACGGGGAGGCTCTGGGGGTTGTCGTTCGTCTCGAGCATGGTTTCCTCAGGTTTCAATTGCTCGCCCAATCGTATCCATGAACTGGTCCAGTTGGGCATCCGTCCAGTCAGGGTGTTGCTGCTTGAGGCTCTCTCGCCGATCGGCGAGACGCTTCTGTCGTTCGCTGCGGGCCTCGGGGTCGACCCATCCGTTCTCTACCGCGCGCTGCTTCCAGAGTTCCACCTCGGAAGCAGCAGCACGCTTCGCCTCGGCGGCGGCCGATATACGCACCGCCTCGCGCGCGCTCTTGATGCGGTCTTCCACGCGCTCCGCTTCCTCAAGGGCGCGCTTCTCGCGTTGCAGGGCGTCGTCACGCTCCACCTCTGCGGTCGTCAGCTTGTCGAGGAGTCCTTGAACGCGACCGCGTGCTTCCGCTGCCTCGGTAGATAGCGTTCTTACCGAGTCGTTGAGGTCTGTATTGATCCGGTCGAGGGAGGCAACCCGCAGAGTTAGGTTGCGGATTTCCTTGATTTTCTCATCTCGACCGAGGTCGGTCTTGAACTTCTCGATGGTCTTGACGTGGCTGGCGATCAAGAGCCGCATTCCGCTGGCGTCACGGTCACGGGCCTCGATCGCGAGTTGGAGCTTCTTGACCTTGGCCTCCAGCTCGTCCACCTTCTCAATGTCGTAGGGAACGCCGAGGTTTCGGAAGCGCCTCTCGAGGCGAAGTTTACGAACGAGGGAGCGAATCAAGTCGCGGCGCATTCCAACCTCCTTCCATCTAAACGACGAGGCCCCGACCTCGTGGTGACGGTCGGGGCCTGAGCCGCGAGCTTAGTTGATCTCGCTCTCCGCGGTGCCGGAGTGGACCGGAGCCTCCTCGGTGAGGGGCTCGTCCTCGGGCGCCGAGAAGTCCTTGCCGCCGAGGTCCTTCGCGACCTTCTCGAAGTGCTGGAACATCTCGACAGAGGCCCAGCCGTACTGCTTGAAGTTCACCGCCGGGAACTTCGGGTTCGGCGGGCGCGCGTTCTTCATGAACGTCACGAGGTCGAAGACGTACCCGTACAGGGGCACCTTCTTCATCGTGAGCGCCGAGATCACGGCCTGCGACTCGGCGATGTTCCCGCCCTTGAAGCTCAGGACGTACGCCTCGTTGCGGTGGAGATCCCAGAAGAGCCAGGCGTGGCTCTCCACGAACGTCGGCTTGCTGTCGTCCTTCTTCAGCTCGCCGCGCTTCGCCATCTCCGCGGCTTGCTGGCACTGGATCGCGAGCGGGCTCTTCGGGTCGGTCGTCTTCTCGGCGAGACCCTTGTTGGAGTCGCGCGGGTGCCAGTGCAGGTACTCCCTCTGGCACGCGACCGGGATCACGCGGACCGAGCCGCCGAACGGGGCGTAGACCCGCTGGTTCTGCTTGTGCCAGAGGTCGCCCTCGTTGCACAGCGGCTTGTTGTCCGGGCCGCGCTCCTTCGCGATCTTGCTCGACGAGCTGACGACGATCAGCCGGGGGAAGACGAGATCGGCGGGCGTGACCCAGCCGATGCCCGAGCCCTTGCTCATCGCCTCGCGGATGTGGGCGGGCAGGTTGCTGCCGTTCTTCTCGTCGTACTTCACGACCCCGGGGAGGTGATCCACGGGGACGGGGGGATTCGCGCTCATTCTTTCAATTCCTTCATCACGAGTTTCGGAACCGTCGTTGCCTTCAGGTACTTCGGGTAGGGAGGATACATCTCCTCCCTACGCTCGAGGAGCGAGGAGAGTGCGGCTTCCACCTCCTTGTAAGAGAGTTCCACTCCAGGCCGGATGATATGCCCGAAGCCCTTCTCGCGCAAGAACGCGAGGAATTCTTCGTGCGTCTCCGGGTCCTTCTTCGGGTCCGGCATGGTGAAAACGGTGCCTGCCTGGGCGATGAATTGCTTGCCGCTGGTCTTCACCGTCACGACCTCGCCGCTTTGCGAGGACGCCCAGAGCATCCGGGTCACCGCTTGCAGCTCGATCATGCTGCGGAAGGACAGCGGTGCGCGCCCGGTGTCCACGATCTTGCGGCACTCGTCGATCGTGTCGGCGATCGTGCGGAGCCGCTTGAAGACGCCGCACATGAACTCCAGCGGCGGCCTGTTCTTGGCGAAGAAGGGTCTGCCGCGGTCCAGCACGTTCCGCAGCTCCATCACTACCTTGTCGAACTTGTCGCTCACGGCGACGAGATCGCGCCCGAAGTTCCCGGCGTCCGTGTACTCCTTGGAACCCTCGCCCGCGACCAGCTCCGATAGCTGCACGCGGGCGTGTTCTGCGCTACTCATCGAGCAGCATCCTCCTCAAACCTTGACGCGCCTTCTCGAGCGCATCCCTTGCGATCTTCTCGGCGTCATCGTCGGTCATACCGGAAAGGGTCTTCCGCTCACCAACGACGGTGACGCCTTCGTGCTCTCCGTGGACGTTCAGGTCGTACCAGAAGTTCGGACCCCCAAACGTGCTTTTCGCCAGCGACACGAAGAGCAGCTTGTTCCCGTACACTCTTCGCCACTCGAGCTTCATCGCCACTCGGCATTCCTCCCGGAAACGTCAGGCCAATCGTGCTCGCGCATACACGAGAAGCAGAAGAGCTTCCCGGTTTGCGGAATGAAGGAGAGCCAGACGAACCTAAGTCTCTGCGGTCCGTACTCGTATCCCCAGACGATCCTTGGTTGCACGTCGCCCGGGAATGCTACTACCGAGCGGCGCAGACGAACCTCGAATCCGGCGTTGGACGGAAGCCCTACTAAGCATCCGAAGCAGTAGAAGGAGGTCCGGAAGGACCCCTCGACCATCGCCCTTACGCTAAAGTTACTCGGCGTAGGGAGTGATTGCAACGTGAGATGCTTCGGCGTCACGCTTGCCCTCCTCGGGGAAGACGTGCCCGCCGAAGGTTCCGCCGAAGCGAGCGATCAGCGTTTCGTCCGTCACCGGCCCCCAAACGGAGACGAGCTTTCGTCCGCGATCCTCGCCAGTGTACTCGACTTCTCCACCCTCGACCTTCTCACGCGGCATTGGTCGCCTCCATAGCAGGGGCGGGGGGCTTTCCGCCGGAGAGCATGGACATCGCCACGCTCTTCGCGTCGGTGAACCCCTCCGCCAAGTCCTTCTTCTCGATCAGGCGCGCAAGAATGCGCCCGTCGATCGTCGCGTCCCCCGACTCTGGGAACACAGACAACAGGTCAATGATCGTCAGCGGACGGAACATGCCGATTCTGTGCGCACGGTCCTCCGACTGGCTGCGCTGCTCGAGCGAGAAGTTCCGCGAGTAGTAGATCGCGGTCCCCGTCGGGCACTCTTCGGAGCCTGTCAGTGTCAGACCGATTCCACCAGACTGCGGGTGCCCGATGAAGACGCGGATCGAGTCGTTCTTCTCGAACTGAGAGAGCGCGATTTCTCGCTCGTTGTCGGAAGTCTCGCCGTACAGCGTGACCGACGAGATTCCCTTCTCGGCGAGCGCCGACTCGATCGCCTTGATATCGTGCTTGAAGCACGCCCAGATCAAGACCTTCTGGCCTGGGCCGTTGATGTCCACGATCTCGTCAACAAGCTCGACGAGCCGCTCGAGCTTCGGGTTCGGGAGGAACTCCTTCTTCTCACGGAACGCGCGCCGATCTTCCTTGTTCACGTCCTCCGGGACGTATCCGGAGGTGATCTGCGCGAGCCGGAGTAGCATGGTGAGTGTGTTGTTCGCCGAGATATGGAACTCCCGGCCGGTGTCCGCGAGGAGAGTTTGTAGAATCTCGTCCTCGACCTCGCGGTAGAACGTCGCCTGCTCTTCGGTCATCTCGACCGTCTCGGTCTGGTAGACCTTGGGCGGCAGGTCGAGACAGTCCTGCTTCTTGACTATGAAGCTGTAGTTCCCGACGCTCGCCTTCAGCTCCTCTACGTTCATCGGAACGATCTTCGAGGTGTACGGGTCCTTGCCCGCGTATCTCTTGCAGAACGCTGCGAAGGACGTGAAGCCGAGCGGGTTGTTCCCTGGGTTCAGGAACTCGAACTGTGAGTACAGATCGCAGACGTTCTTGGTGATCGGCTGTCCGGAGAGAATCCGGCGCTTCGGTTGGTGGTAGATCGGATCTCCGTTGTGGTCCGTCCGCTTTGTGTTCAGCGGCTTTACCAGCTCGAGCATGGCCTTCGTCCGCTCGGCTCCCGGAGTCTTGATGCGCGTGGACTCGTCGGCGACCACCATATCGAACTGGCACGTCCGGAGGATCTCGAGCAGCTTCTTGATGCTCTCGTAGTTCGTCGCGATGACCTTGAGCCGCGGACCCTTGGTGAAGACCTCGCGGATTGTCTCGAGCCTCTGCTGCAAGGAGCCGCGAAGAGCGCCGAAGCAGTACGGGAGTGTGGAGTGCTTCCGCAACTCCTTCCCCCAATTCGAGCAAACGCTCTTGGGGGCGACGATCAGGACTCGGAAGACCCCGGTCGCGCGGTCTGTCTTCGCGCTGATCGAGTCGTCAGAGAGAGGAGGAAGCGCCGAGCGGCACCTCTCCTTGGAGCCGAGCTTCTTGATCGCGTTGTAGCAGATGTCGTGAATCGTGATCGGCGTCTTGCCGGTGCCCATCTCCATGAGCTGCGCGAAGAAGGGCTCCTTGCGAGCGGCGTCGAAGCCGACGAGCTGGTGCTTGAACGGTTGGTAGTTCCCGAACTCGTAGTCGTCTACTACGGGTGCGGTGTCGCTGAACGTGTACTCCGCGCGACGCTTCGCCTTGACGCTGACGAGCTTCTCCTCGAGAAGTGCCTTCGTCATGTGAAGGCGAGCCATCGGGGAGATGTCCACCTCCTTCCCGAAGCGCGCGACGATCTGCGACGCAAGGAACCGAGTGTTTGGCTCCGTGATGGCGAGTTCCCACTCGTGGGTGCGCCATCTCTGCTGGGGCGCCTGCGCGAGCAGCGCGGCGACCGCCGGATCGTGCGGGTCCACCGACAGCCCGTAGCTATCGTTGTCCCGGATGTGAATGCTGATCTTCACGGTCTACCCTTTCTTGGCGGTAAGCGAGAGCATCGTCGCGCGAAGCGCCAGGATCTTCTTGCGGTTCTCCTTCGGAACGGCCAGCCACTTCTCCAGCGGAACGCCGGGAGGAGGGGTGTCCAGCGGATCGGCCTTCGGCGCAGGAGGCTTCGGCGGATCGTCCTCGCCTTCCGGCGTGAGAAGGACCTGTACGTTGTGCGTCGCCTTGATGGCGATCTTCATCATACTGACGAGAGGATTCCCCGCACCGACAGCCTGGCCGGAGGGGCGCAGAGGCTTCATCTCCTCTACGACCCCCTCCAGCTCGGCCAACTCCCGTTCGATAGCGCGGAGGGCTCTCTTTACGTCGCCCTCGCGCACTTAGAACTTGAAGTCTTCGGTGTTGAGGAGCTCCTCGACCGTCGGGACTACGACGGGCGGGGGCGGGAGAGCGGGAGCCTCGGGGATCAGAGGAAGGACCTCCGGCCTCGGTGCCTCGACAGCGGGAAGTGCCACGGGCGGAGCGGGAGGAGCCTCCACCGCCGAAGGAACAGGCTCGACCGCCACCGACGGAGGCGGCGGGACCGCGGTGACGGACACTTCCTCAGGTTCATCCTCGACCCCCTCGTGCGCGGCGGGCTTCTCGTCCTCGTCGTCGTCCTGCGAGACGCCGAGCAGCGTGTTGACGTCCACACCGCCGAACTCCTCGCCGAGAGCCTTGAGCTGCGCCATGAGCTTCTTCGCCTTCTCGAGCTTCCGAGCGCGCTCCTCCTCGGCCGTGCGAACGGGCTTCCCTGCGAGGAAGCGCCGCTTCCAGGTGTCCAGCGAGTCCTCGCTCGACACCACCATGCACGCCGCGAATGCGGTGTAGTGCGGGAAGTGACAGCTCCTGATCGAGGGGAGTTTCGTCGCCTCCTCCTTGGCGCGCCACTTGAGGAAGTCGCGTGCCTTCGCCTTCACCGTGGTGATGAAGGGTTCTACGATCGCGGAGGCATCTCCGGGCCACGAAATCCCCGCGAAGATTTCGTGAGCCTTTGCGGCCTGAACCTTGTCAGCGCCTGTCAGCTCTTTCTTTGCCATTGGTTCCTCTGATTTGTGCGCGAGGGAATCTCGTGCCTACAACGCCGATTCCTCGACGGTGTAGGCAAGAGATTCCACACTCTCCTGCCTTCCCGATTACTTCTTCGCGGCCTTGGCTTCGGCGGCCTTCTTCTCCGCCTCGGCCTTCTTCCGCTCCTCCTCGCGAGCCTCGAGCTTGATCCTGAGGGCGTCCGCGAACTCGGAAACCAGGTCGTCTTCATCGACCCCCAGCTCCACGCTCTCGACGCTCGCCTCGACCAGCTCGCCGACAGTGACTTCGCCGAGCTGGTCCCGGAGCTTTTGGAGCGGCGCGCCGAACATCTCGGCCGCCTCCTCACCTCCGTTCTCGACCTGCTCGCCGATGTTTCGGACGAGGACCTTGAGCTTCGCCTTCGTGAGTGCCATGTGTGGTATTCCTTTCTGATCCCCTGGACCGGCTAAGTTTCTCTTCATGAATTGCTTCCCAAGTCAAGTCGTACAACCTTTGAAATGTGAACGCGTCGTTCTGCTCGATGGCAGTGCACAAATCAATCGTGCGCTGCTTCCACGCTTCCGCGCGGAGATTGTTCTTAAACGCCCGCATGGATTCCTTCGCGGCCTCTACGGAGCGGTCGTGAGCACGCTCGGCGCAGAGGATTCTGTTTCGGCAAAGCGGGCGCGCGACCTTGCAAAACCGCAGAAGCGTCTGCTTGGGCCGTTCGACATCCTCGACGTGGACAGCTACGTCCTGTTCGTCTCCGCAAGCCCAGCACTCCATGACAGCTCCTCCTGAGTGAACGGTATCCACTGGAGCGGGCCTTGAGGCAAGGTGCGATTATATACGTAGCACTCTGCCGTGAAAAGGGCGTCCCAGGCGACCCGAAGAAGGATACCTACATCCGTCTCGGGTTCGGTTTTGACGACGGCCTCCGCGGTGCGCGATACAGCAAGCGCGATTGCGTCGCGGAGCGTTATCGGGCGAAACAAGCGGTGGCCTTTGCGCGGTGACGCGCGTTACATATAGGGGCGAATGGATACGTGCCAAACGGTGAGACGCATTTTAGAACGGCCGCTTTCGCGGACCGAACTTCTCGTGCAGCGCGTTGTCCTGCCGGACGCCAGTGACCGTCCATAGGTAGGTACGGTATGCGGCGATTGCGAGCCTCTCGAAATACGCCGGGGCACTCCTGCGCACGCCGGGGTGCTCGAAGTCGAATCGAGCCCGCGTTCTCTCCGCGAACTCCGTGAACGGTAGCGGAGGCCCTTGCAGCAGATACCTCGCTGCGCAGACTCCTCGCGGGAATAGGCCGTAGTCCATCAGTCCCACCTCTTTCCTTCGCGAAGCTCTCGATCGAAGGCGATCCTGCGATCCACCTCATCCCAAAGCTCCCTGCTCCAGCACGGCTCCCGCTCGATCTTCGAGTGGAAGTGGTGCCTCCTTGCGTCGTCCATGTTCTGGACGAGGCAATAGCGCGTAAGGTCCTTCTCTACTTCCCGCAGGCCGAATGTGTGCAGGCCGCGGGAATTCACGAACTCTACCCAGTCCGCGAAGGTGCTGGTAAGGATCGCTACGTCGCGCATCTGATCTTCTCCGCGAGGGAAAGCAGCGCGAGAAGGACGGTCGGCTCGACCTCGCCTTCCCACAGAGGGGCGCTGCGGTCTTCCTGCGTGATCGCGGCGCGGTAGCCATCCACCGTGTACGTCACCTCGATCATTTGGTGCAGACCGAGATGTTTCTCGAGCAGCGTATTCAACTGCTTGGCTCCGGCCGCGATGCTCTGTACGGCGGGGTTGAGTTCCATCCCTACCTCCTGGGCCGAACCCTCGACTCTACCTCGAATAGAGTCTCGGTGAAATCGCGCATAACCTCTGCGCCGGGAATGACCTCCACGGCGTCGAAGCGCCACCCCGCTGCGTCTATTCTCGAACGGACGAGTACGTACCACGGGTCCAGCTCCATCTTGGGGGCGGAAAGGCACTTGCGCACCTTCTCCGGGATTCTTCCGAGAGGCGAAAGCACGGCAATCACGGTCATCCCTGGACTCCTTCGTGTAGGGACGCTCCGAGGCGATCCATTTTTTCGCGCTCTCTCCCTTTCCCGCCCGGAGATTCTACCCCTCCGGGCCAGACTTGGGTTCGTTCGCGCGGGCCGCATCGGGTCTACCGATTCGGTTGTCCTGGCGTACCTCGGAGCGTTTTTCGTGTAGTACCGGGGTGCCCTCTCCTGCTGGCATGGAACACCCCTCCCGTTTAGCCGTCCGGTGCGACGGTTCGCCCATTTTATCGAGATCAACTTTACCTGCTGCGAGAGAAGCCTTTCTGCAAGCACGGCTCTGGGCAGCAGGGACGGGTGCCTCATGGCCTGCCTCGGGCGCTCCCGATAAGCTTCCTCCCTTGAGAGTAGCAGGCGTGTAGGGGAGAGGGCCGGAGTTCACGTCCGTCCTCTCCTTGTCTCCTCCGTGACGGCAATATCCACGCTGAGATACTGTTCTTCCGCGCGTGAGGAGTCTTACTTCTTCTCGAACTCCGCGGCGACCTCAGAGAAGGTCTTGCCGATGGGCATCGTATCGTTGAGGAAGATGAGCTGATGCGCCCTCGCGAAGCCGATCTTCGCTCGTTGGAAATCTGCGAAGCCAACCTCCGCGCTACCCTCGATGATGTGGAGGTACTCCCTGCCGAGGGTCTTGGCGAGAACTCCCACGGCACAGTAGCAGTCGCCGTCCTTGTATATTCCGCGGGTTCTCTTGAACCCTGCGGCGTCGGCGGCCCGAAGGCCGTCCGCGATCTCTTTGTCTGTGAGCATGTTCCCTCCGTGAATTGTGACCGTTTAGCCCCGGTCAACGGGCGTCGCCTAAACCTATCCTCGCCGGGCCTCATAACACTACGGGCATTTCTACCCTTGGTTGGCTGAGTTTCCGCGGGCCTCCGGTAGGTACAGCGCATTCACCGGACCTAACTCCAACAGTAGGTTTGCCCGGCATAGATAAAAGGTCGAGCCCACACCCAGGCGGCCTTACACCCTCGACTTCTTACGCGGTGTGTAAGTGGCTCCTCGTCCGCTTATTCGGCTCTCTGCCGCCGCTTCCCCGTGAGTCTTGGGGGGCACGGTTCCAGTAAAACAGAGCAGGTTGTTCTTTTTGCATGAAGCGCCGACCTTATAGATCAAATATGGTGGAGCGCCTTGCTTATTCTATCGGGCTTCCGTCCATTCCTTAAACGGGCTACCGAATTGATATTCGCAAGCGACCTCTTGTGCCGGTCGTCCCTTCTCAGGCGCGTCCCGTGAATTGGTGGAGGTGGGGGGAATCGAACCCCCGTCCCAACTAAGATTGAAGATGGCGTCTACAGGCATAGCGAGTTTACGTCTCGCAACGTACTTCCTTTGCTACGGGCTCGAGCGTAACCCTACTCGAAGAGGGTACTACTCCCGAATGCTTCAGGCCGCGTTGGCGAACTCGACCTCGGCACCCACCTCGAGAGGCAGGAAGTCCGGGATCACGACGCCGTCGAAGGTCTTCGCAATTACGAGTGCGCCTGCTGATTTAGGTGACGAAAGCGCGTCTCACCGCCTGCAACCATCCCCGCTCGTTAGCGGTCGATACCTGTCACCCCCGTGACTTTACGTGCTTCACCGTGAGCCTCTTGATGAGCGCGTCGATGCTGCTGCTGCTGCGCTTCTTCAGGAAGCTCTTGCAGTATCGAAACTCGCCGGCTGTCACGTCGACGTTGGGGAGCTGCGCGAGCTTCGCGGTCTCCTTTGGCCGACACCCGCTCGCCATCTCTTCGAAGACGGCTTTGAGGTAGTAACTCTGGTGAGCGACGATCTTATCGTACACCAGCCACAATGCCTCGCCAGGACCTCTACGTCCAGGCTTGTAAATCCGTTGGACGAGCTTCATCGCACGAGCTTCATCGCACGAGCCTCCCGGTGAACATGGACACCGTCCACCCGCGCAGGAACCACTCATGCGTACAGACCGGGTGAAGGATCTCCGCCGGAACAGTCGCGGGCGGGTCGTTCTCCTGCGCGTACTTCTTGAACTCCTCCTCCTCCTCGTCCGTCAAGGACCGATCGAGGAGGCCTTTCTGTGTATATGCCATTGAGTTTTCCTCCGTTGGGTGAGGGGTGTGCGCGCTCTGTCCGATTCTCGGCCCCACCTACTGCGCTCACGCATATCCAGAGCCGAAACCCTGGCGTCTGCGGCTTTTCGGCTGTCCGACCCTCGGCTCGTTGGCACTTCGCACACCCCTCGCCCAACGGGCGTGGTTTCCCACGCGCGCTGGTGCTGCTACTTCTCCTCTCCGAACTCCTGCTTCCAGCACTCGGGGTGGAAGCCGGTCAGGATCTGCTCGCGCTCGTCGGCGCTCTTGTCGGGGAACGCATCCTGAATCAGCGTTCCCGCCTCCCAAGCGTCAACGGCCCTCTCGTCGAGGGTGAGAAGACTCGGCTTTCCGCATCGCGGGCAAGCTGGCGTCTGGAAAAGGCACACGACTGTACTCCCTCCTCTCCCCACTTGAATTCCTTGGCGTCAGCCGCGTAAAGACACGGCAGACATTCCCCGCAACGGTGTTGCCGTTGCGGCTCTTGCTTGTTGT